TCATATTTGTGCATTCCACTCTTTCATAAATTGTTCAATAAACTGTTCCATATAACGATGACGAATTTCAGCCTCTTGTTTTGCTGCATTCGTATTCATTAAATCTTTTAATTTCAAAAGTTTTTCATAAAAATGATTTAAAGATGGATCATTATTTTTTCTATATTCTTCTTTCGTCATTTCTTCACGCGGCGGAATAGTTGGGTCATACATTAATCTCCCTTTCGCCCCACCATATGCAAATGTACGAGCAATTCCTATTGCACCAAGAGCATCTAAACGATCCGCATCTTGAACAATTTTCCCTTCAAGTGACTCTACTCTGCCGCCATGGCCACCTTTATAAGACATATTGGCGATGATATGAAGAATATGTTTACTTTCCTCTTCTTCAACCCGTAGCTCTTCTAACCAATCAGAAACTTTTTTCATTCCTGCTTCTTCACTTTCATTTAGCTTTTCATCTACCACATCGTGAAGTAATGCTGCCATTTCAATTATAAAACGATTTCCACCTTCTTGCTCAGATAAAGAAATCGCCATTTTATGTACACGTCCAATATGATACCAATCATGCCCACTCGCATCTTTTTCTAAAATATGTTTTACAAAAGTAATTGTTTTTTGAATTTTTTCTTGTTTTGTCATTTTATCTTCACCCAGTTACTTATTGTAACACGCCCGCATTTTTTCATCACATATTTTCTTGTCCGCCCATACACTAGGTGGTAGGCATCATCATGAAGGAGGAATAAACATGTTCTATAATAATCAACCGCCTTATCCAAGGCAACCATTGTATCCTCAACAACAAGAACAGAGATACACAGAACAATACGAAGAACAAGAGTTACAACAGCAAGAACCACAATATGACGAAAACCCATATGCAACAACGCAAAACCAAGAAACTGAATTTCAACAAAATCCATATGACACACGTCCAAATTATGAATATCCTCAAAATCCATATGCAGCACCACAAAATCAAGAACAGCGATATCCTCAAAATCCATATGTAATACCACAAAACCAAGAACAACAATATCCACAAAATCCATATGTAGCACCACAAAACCAAGAACAACAATATCCACAAAATCCATATGTAGCACCACAAAACCCATACACAACTCAGCCACAACAACCGCAATATCAACAACAAATGTATCAACCAAACTACGACGCACGTGTCTCACCACCTAAACCACCAACAATAGATCCAACTCAACCACAAATTTTACCGCCCGGACCAACACTAGACATTACACAACCACAAATCTTACCACCTGGACCAATTACTGAACCAACACAACAACAAATTCAACAAGTTGTCGGTACACAATTTTTACCTTTCAAGAAACCTGTACTAGATTTCGTAAAACCATGGGTAGATTACGGTTTAAATGAAGCAAAACATACATCACACGAACACGCATTAACAGAAGTTGCTGCGATTATGTTTTTAGTTGGTAAAGGCTTCAATCCGACGATTGCACATTATATCGTTGAATCTTGGGAGAAGAATGAACAATTTTAGAATTGTTTATTTGATAAAATACAAAAACACAATAGTGCCAAAACCCTTATAAAACAAGGGTTTTGGCACTTTTTAATATCCAGAATAAATTTTATTGAAATAATTGTTTTTATAGATTTTCATATTTTTTTATATAGTACGTGAACAAAATGTGAGCAAAATGTGCGCAAATATATGAATCACATTTTGCTGTTGGTGCACTGGTTATTTAAACCAATTCTCAATTATGAGATTTATATGAAAAGCCAACACTTTTTCCCGTTGGCACCCGGACAGTTTCATGATATCCAGCCACGACACTTATGCACCGTGGCTTTATATATAAAATCAATTAAGCTTTTCGTCTTTTTCTTCCTTTTTTCTCCGTCCATTCCGACCAAGTAACGTTTTGATAAAGGAGCTACGCTATCCCCACAGTATTCTTTTTTCAAAGAACAATTAACTGTAGAAATATCGTACCGCCGATTCCAATGTAAAAAGGCACCTGATTAAGTGCCCTAAATAGTGCCCCGAACAGTACTCCTAAAATTCCATCACTTTTTAAATCATGCCAAGCGCTGTAGCAAAGTTGATGATACCTGATTTACGTTTTCTATAAAACTTACCTGGTTTCATTGCAAGGATAGTATAAATGTAATCATCATTTAATTCTTTGATACTCATATACTTCATTATATAACCCTCCCACTTCTCAATCCTTACATATGTAAGACTAAAATTTAAAATATTATATATATATGCCTTTATATGTGTATGAAATTAGTTCTGTATCCCATATAGGTTGGAAACCTTCATTTTCTTATGCCTATTAATGTGTAATTTACTAGCAGTGATCATTTAACTTAACACAATTACACTACATTTTCATAGTATATTTAATCATTTTCACCAGACATAAAGTATAAAAACAATTAAAGAAAAGAGACTGTCTTCAAAAGTTAATCTGAGGATACTTTTTTGACAATCTCTTTTCTTACATCAAAATTTTCAACTACAAAACTTACAAGTGATTATACAAATGTTATACCTGCACTTGCGAAGCCTGTAATAGCAGTAGCTATATCAAAACCTGGTGTAGTCGATGAAACAACAAGTAATATCTTATCTTGTGGAGCGACCGCAATTGCTTGTGCGCTAATACCACTTGAGGTATTACCGATAGCAATAAGACCACTAAATGCTGGTGTTAATAGTAACGGTGTACCTACTGGAGTAAAAGTATTACTTGCTGCTGGTGCGCTGTACAACTGCATTTGAATTTGTATGCTTCCTATCGATAAAGCAACCGCTACAGTTACACTAAAGAATCCTGCTAACGAAGTAATTGTACCTGCGCGAGGAGCTACAAATGCGAAATCAAATACTGGAGGTACAGGGCCTATAGTAATCGGGCCACCAGGTGGGACAATTACAGGGAAGAATGAACTTCCAAATCCAAGAAGTGCTCCTGTATTTGCTAATCCACCTAAAACAGTTGCTAACGCTACTGGCCCACCTGATGCAAACGGAATAACTGCTCCAGCTCCCGTTGCTCCTGTTAGGCCTGTTGGACCTGTTAGACCTGTTGGACCTGTTGCTCCTGTTGGACCTGTTGGACCTGTTGCTCCTGTTGGGCCTGTTGGACCTGTTGGACCTGTTGGACCTGTTAGACCTGTTAGACCTGTTAGACCTGTTGGACCTGTTGGACCTGTTGGACCTGTTGGACCTGTTGGACCTGTTGGACCTGTTGGGCCTGTTGGACCTGTTGCTCCTGTTGGACCTGTTGCTCCCGTTCCTGTTGCTCCTGTTGGACCTGTCGCTCCCGTTGGGCCTGTTGGACCTGTTGCTCCTGTTGGACCTGTTGCCCCTGGAGTAGCATTGATTAATTGAATTAATAAATTAAAAAGAACTTGTAAAGTTGCAGGATCGACATTTGAGTCGCAGGATACAGGGATAAGATCTAAAGCGAAGAAGAATTGTGCAAGGGCGCTATAAAATTGTTGCAATAATGTTGACAATTGTCCTAAATTAGGTGCTGGAGATTGTAATAAAACTATAATACTTTGAGTTAATTGTTTCAAAAAATTAACTTCTGGGGAAGGTAGTAAGGAATTTAAGAAAATTAAAAATTGATTAAATAAATTGAGTAACGCTAATCTGTTTGCATCACTTGGATTTGCAAAAAATGCTGAAATAGCTGATACTAATGAGTTTAGTAAAGTAATTAATTGACTTAATTGTTCCCTAGTTATAGGAACTGACTGTGGATTTTTACAACAATCTGCTGAAAAAACAATCGGATTGCAGTTATTATGATCAAAACAATCATTATGTTTCATTTATTTCCTCCTTATTTAATAATTTTGAGAGAATATTCTTATACTAAGAAACACTCAATTGTAATGGTGTTGAATATTTTTAAATATCCATTTTTCTTAGAATAAAAATAGTTACTAATAATTAAACTATAAAAATTCAGTTTAATTACATTCACAACTCACATAATATAAGTATACGCATCTATTTATCTAGTGCTTAGATTAATTCCCTAATGAAAAAGCGTATTTTTAAAGGAATACGTTATTACTCCTATCAACGTGTTTATTTTGTCAATAAACGAAAAGGCATATTAATTTATAAGTTCAATAATTCCATTCTAGAGTAATACCAAATGAAGTTTTTTGAAAAACTTTAATCTTCACAACCTAGTTGTTTATATCATGAGTTTCTAATAATACATTTCATTTTCCATTAAGAGCTAATCATTTTGCTTTTGCTGACTAATTATTTCTTTGTAACAACTTATACTCATCTTACATACATTATCTTGAATCCTTACTTGTTAAACCATTTAATTGTTCATGACTCACAAACATTAACAATATATGAATGGTGTACTGATTCATAAAAGAGTACCCTATAATGGTGCTCTTTTTTATTTTTTGTAACAACTTACACTCATCTTACATACATTATCTTGAATCCTTACTTGTTAAACCATTTAATTGTTCATGACTCACAAACATCAACAATATATAAATGGTGTACTGATTCATAGAAGAGTACTATATAATGGTGCTCTTCTTTATTTTTTTATAACGATTTATACTCATCTTACATACATTATCTTGAATCCTTACTTGTTAAACCATTTAATTGTTCATGACTCACAAACATTAACAATATATGAATGGTGTACTGATTCATAAAAGAGTACCCTATAATGAACTGCACCTCCAATTGTTAGACTGTGTCTAACAATTGGAGGTGCAGTTTTTCTATGGCTAAATTTACAGCTGATGAAAAAATACAAATCGTTCTACGTTATTTGAACGGAAATGAAAGTTATCGAGAAATGGGTAGATCGCTCGGTATAAGTGACACAATCATTTTGAATTGGGTAAACCAATATAAACAGAATGGTCTGGAAGCTTTTCTAAAACGATGTACAAATTACACACAACAATTTAAACTAGACGTACTAAACTTTATGATTGAAAACGGTATGTCCTTATTTGAGACGGCAGCTATCTTTAATATTCCTGCCCCTTCAACGATTTCTGTTTGGAAAAAACAGCTCGAAACACAAGGAATTAATGCCTGCAGTGACCCCTGTCAAGTAGACAGGATTTAAAAAGCGCAACTAAGTAACCTGAGTTCTATATTTATATGGACTCAGATTATTTAATTTCTTTTGAAATCTTTGATGCCTAATTGATTCATCAATCTTTGTATGCGCTTATGCTTCAAATGAAGGTTATAGGTGACTTTCAGTCACACTTGCACTCCTCTATATCCATAAATCCCTCTTAGTTTTTTATGACACTTCAATATCTTTTTTCTTGGTTTTAGCGTCCTCTAGTTGTTTTTCAGAAGGCACTAAGTGCCGCTTTGTCCGCTTATATACCCACTTCTAGTTACACCAGCGATGGCACATAATAGGCTAATCGTATACCCCTTTTCTAACATCTCAAGTATAGCTTCAAACTTTCTCGTTTTGGATATAGCTTGCATACCTCCTTTTACATCCCTAAGAGCTTTTTTAACATTTCATTCTCGGCTTCTAATCGTTTAATCTTAGCTTCTGGATCTTTTGGTTTTGTTCTTCCTATACCTGGCCCTTTCGCTTTTCCACGTTTTTCTTCTAGTCCTTTGATACCTTCAGCTTCAAAGTATTTCACCCAACGACTTACAACCGAGTGATGAATACCTAATTCTTTCGCAATGTTTTTATAGCTCATGCCTTCTTTTAAGTATAAATCTATAGCTTTTTTCTTAAATTCTACATCGTAAGTGACTCTAATTTTCCCCATAAAAAAATCCCCTCCATAGTAAACAGGTTAATGCGCTTTCTTTTTCCTGTCTACTATAAGGGGATCATATCAAGATCTCGTCCTCTTTTTGTTTTAGATATGCTCACCATGATCAATATAAGTATCGCCGTATTCGTATGCCGGCGCAGGTGGTCTACCGTGATCAATATAAGTATCGCCGTATTCGTATGCCGGCGCAGGTGGTCTACCGTGATCAAAATCGGCCACATTAGAAATATAATCTGGTCTTTGTGGTGCAGGTGGTCTACCATGATCAGCTTGTGATGTAAAAGATTCTGTAAAACTTCCAATAGTTAAAACAGCAGCAAAACTAACAAATCCCATTAGTACTTTTTTCATTTTAACGCACTTCCCTTCTGAAGTAATTCTTTAGCATCATAAGATATATTAAAGTATTGGCTAGCCTTCTCATGATTACCTTCTTGATAAAGTTTTTTCGCTAAAATTCCAGAGTACTCTTCCATAAATCCATAAAGTTTTTGGGATTCGAAGTAATCTAGTCCATCTGCAATCGTTGTTTCTAGATTCTGCTTATAATTTTCATCGTATTGTGCTCGAAGTATTCGTAAATGATGTGTATATTCTACGTCAGCTAATTCAAAGCCTTGAGTCAAAAATTCTTGTGCTTGTTCAATTTCATTTATTTTGAAATGTTCTCGAGCCAGTAAGAATATAGTTTTATGATATGGTTTTTCAGATTTATATACATCCATTAAATGTCGAATTGCAGTTGCGGATATACCTTGTTTTGCATAAAGGAAGCCCAAGTTGTACTGAATTAAGGTAATTAGTCGAGTGCAGTTATGTTTTTTAGCCATATCCAAACACTTAACAAAAAGTTCTTCTCCTTGTTCAAACTGACTTAAAGTGACACTTGCTAATCCCAGGATTGTATCACATTCAATTTGATTTATTACATAATCTTCATACTTTTTGTATATGTCTTTTGCTTTCATTACATGCTTAATTGTTAATAAAGGTTGTTGAAGATGGTAATATAGTTCACCAAGTTTATAATTAAATTCAGCTTTTTCAATGTCATTAGGAATATACTCTAAAAGTCGTTCAGCTTCTTCAAATTGCTCCATAGCCTCCATATAGTTAGCAATCATGGTGTTATGCACAGCTTTATAGAAATGGTAGTAGTATTTTAAATACTCATCAATAGTTTTTGTTGTAAGTTTTTCAACTGCATCAAAATCACTACGAGTTACATATGATTTATTTATTAACACTTTATAACTATAATCCAATAGAGAATAATACAATAAGAGATTTTGATCTTGTAGATCTCGGTTTTGTTCGACCATTAAGACACTAATCTTTTCATCAACTTCTTCTTTCATTCTTGTCGCTTTTGTTATTTGCTTAGATAGAATAACTTTATACCATTCATTCAATAGTTTGGTAACTTTTTCATTATTCAGAATTATCATATCACAATCTCCTTTATTTAGTTTATATAGAATCAATCATAACAAAGTTCAATTGTAATAAGTTGTAAAAAACGATTTTATAAATATAATTCGGAATATTCTGTTTTTATTTTATCAATTGACGTATGGTTATCGGTAAATTGTTAGATCGTAAAGATGAAATTCTTTATATAAAAATCATTATAACTCCAGTAATGACATGGTTTTAAGAAGGTTTGTCGAATTGTTTTGTGAAAATTTTAATCTGAATATTGTTTATTTTTTGAATTTTATAGTCTATTATCGAGATTGTGCTAGTAAATACCGGTAAATTAGCATAAATTTTCAAAAGGATGGAGATGTTATTATGGGTTATAAAAATTTATTAAAGAAAAAAACAATCCCAATGTTACTAGTTGGTGGAATGTTAGCTAGTACTGGATGGGGTGCAGGTAATGCATATGCAGATTCGCCTACAGCACCTGAATCTGCTAATTCACCAGCAAAATTTGCAGGTGTAACATCACCTTTGGATACTTCAAGTGCAGACTTTGAAGTGTTATACAGCGAAACAGTAAAATTTGATGAAAATGAAAACGTTATTAATAGAGAGGTTTCAGGCACTGAAACTCGTACAAGTAATACACAGGGAGTAATTATTGCTGATGGTAGTTTCAACTGGAAGCACGCTAGTAGTAAAGATTCAAGCAATAGAATTAATAAAGACAGTTATAATGTAGGACTTATTTTAGTAAATGGATTATCTTCTTATATTCCTTGGAAACCAGTACAGGTTACAGCACAAGTAGTTGCAAGCGGATTAATGTATTTTAATCAACCTTCTATTACGTATTATCACACTGAAGCATATAGAGATATCGATGCCGTTAACCATTATGTAAAAACAGTAACGGATACAATTAAAAACGGTAAGAAAGTATATACTGATACAAAAGTTATGAAATATACAAAATAAAAAAAGAACCGAACTAGATTATTTATCTAGTTCGGTTCTTTTTTTATATAAACGATTTATTAAGTCAATAATCCATGAATTAATAATAACTACGGTAAAAATTACAAATAAAGCTACAATATTTTCATTAGAAGCTATATATGGTATAAACGTACCGCGCACTAAAAAGAATATAATTAGAGCGAATGCAATTGCCCAAATAAATTTTAACATTAATTCACCTCCTTTAAAAAATACAAAAGTAATTTTAAAATATAACTATTCTGTTTTGAAAATAAGATTCCTTTTAGTATGTAATAAGAATTATAGAAAAGGGTTCCAAAAATAGGCTAAATTATAGAAAAAACTCCATTTTTTTACGTGAAATAAACAAAAAAAGGGTATGCCCAAGTTTGGGCATACCCTTTTCCCTACTTTACATACACATAGGCTTCATTTGCAGTTATATAGTATGTTACGCCTTTACTGTTGTGTACTTTGTATTGTGGTGAACCATTAACGGCTACTTTAGAATCAATCGTAAATCCAAGTCCTTCATCTACCGTTCCTGCTACATCTTTATCAGACCAAGAAGCAGAGTCATAGAAACGAAGGTCATCCACTTTAGAAACAACACGTTTTCCTACTACAGAACTTGAAGTAGTAGTTGGTTCCCCTTGATATTTAATGTAAGATGGGTTGTTATAAATCCATTGGTTACCGCCAAGACTTAACCAATCACCTTGTTTTCCCCATACTTGATATGCTTCTCCTTTATTTAATTGACGGATAACCCCATAATTTGTTGATGGTCCACTTCTTAGGTTTACGTTAAGTCCATCAATATAAGCTACTCCTGTTTCGCCTACAACGTTTTGAGATGGTTCTTGTGGTTTTGGTTTAACTGTAACTGTTGCGCCTTCATACGCCTTTTGTACGTCCGCTCTGAATTGTGATTCTGATACACCATGACTGCGAAGGTAATCAATCGGATCTTCGTGGTCAGTTCCACCTAATTTGTAAGTAATATCTTTATGTGTCCATAACCCTTTGTTTGGATGAATTCCTCTATCTTTTAAAATCTTAGCTAATAGTTTTACATAACGTTCGTAAGAAGATTTAAATTTATCTGGGTTGCTAGTTTCAGAAAGTTCTACGTGAACAAATCTTTTATTTGCAGCTGGTCCAGCACCATAAGCAACATATTTTGTATCAGCAATTTGGACTGTTTCGTTCCAATCTACAGCATAATGTACAAATGCATTTCTCCATGTTCTAGCTTCGTAATTTCGAATGTTAATTGCTGGTGCTTCTGGCGTTGCAGTACTATGTGCTACAATGCCCTCATAAGCGCCTACACCGTAGCGATATGCTTGTTTCGGTAAGTCTTGGATAATTAGTACTCTATCGGCAAAAGAAGCCGTAGCAAACGAAAATAAGAGCAATAGAGTCATAAATAACGAGCTAAATAGTTTAATTGGTTTTTTCATTGTGTATTTTCCCCTTTTTGCCAAACAAAAAGAGCACCGTCTTTTGACAATGCTCTCCTTATGTAAGGCGTGTATTTTTTTATTTGGTATTATGTTTTTCTTTTCGTGCATCACTTCTTTGGATTTTTGCTTGTATTTCGGATGCTACACTTTCTAATAACCATGCAGGAATCCATTTTTCCCAGCCAATTCGTGCACAGTTTGCTGCGAAACTATTAAAAATGTGATAACTCAATCCACCGACTACCATGAAGAAAAAGAAATCAGGTAGTTTAAGAGCAATATCAAATAAATGCGCAAGAGCTGGTAATGATAAAAGTACCACAGTTCTCGTGATGCCCTCAATGCCATATTGTGAGGAGTATGTTCCATCTAACTTTGAAGCTTTACTACCCGTAATCCAGTCGAGCATGATAATCCAGCAATAGATCGATATCCAAATTAAGTTCACTTTACCGTATAACAAATTAATTATTGTTCCTAATCCACCACCAATAGCACCACCTACTTTAAATTGAGTACTTGTAATAACATCGCTTATATTCAATGCCTTGATGAGTTCGTGAATTCTTTCCAAGTTCTCACCTCCTTTCAAATTTTGCCCAAAATAAAAAAGCCTACTGTTGTACGCTTAGAATTTACGTATTTAGTCTCTTCCAAGAATGCTCTAATGGTTCTTGACGAGGGTAGTTCACCTCTTGTTTTGAATCATTATTTACTATTAAATCCTCACAAAAAATCATTCCGTTTCGTTTTAGAGACTTTCTACTTCCAATAAAAAAAATATCATCAATAATTTTTCCGGTTCTTTGAACTGAATTTCTCTTTAATGATAGGAGTTCAGGATCAAAAATAATACCTTTAAAGACAGTAATGGTAATCACCTCATTCAATACGAAATGCTAATGGAGCAGGTAAGGAACCATAACTACCACTTGCATTTACGTATTTGTATTTTTGTATGTTCCCATTCACTTCAACTTCTAATATATCGCCACTTACTATACTTGCATCTGAAGTCCGATATATTCCTTCCAATTTCCCACGCACACCATAACTATCTGATAAAATATAAAACGGAGATAGTAGAAAGGTATTATCGATATTTGGATTTAATCCTGTAGGTATTTGCAACCAAGTACTACGATATGATTGGGAGATATTTGTCTCATTAGATCCTTTTGGACGATTAAAAGTAAGTCCGGTGTTAGCGGTTGAATAATTTCCACTCCAAGCACTAGCGTACCAAACTAAAGCGCGTGTATATGGTTCATGCTTTTCTTCTAGCATCAATTCTCCTAGTACCCCAATATATGTAATTGCAGGAGCTAATCTTGTGCTTGCAGGTGGAATTATGCAAGTTATAATTTTTTCCTTATCAACGAGTAGATAGAATTCAATCTCAGTATCTATAGCAATTTTAGGGCCATTTGAAGTAACACCATCAGAGTAATTCCTTCCACGGAACCAACTAGTCGGCCAAGATTGATCCGGAGTAGTCCCACGACCTTTCTCTTTATCATATCCATAACAAAATTTAAAGAAAGCATCAGAATATAGCGTTGATCTCACATCAAAATCTAATTTTTGTGGGCTGTCCTCCATGTTTCTTCCGTCATATGGTATAAGTTCGATATAGATATTTTTTTTACCATCATTTCCGTTCGAATACATGACATAGACATCATTTGAAGTTGGTTTTCCTTCATTTAGTTGTTTCCAACCAACACGTAACATCTCGTCAATAACCAGATTAAATATATTCTTTTTTAACGGTGTGAATCTTTTGAAGATATGTTCTGTCATAGAAGACACTCCTTTATTGTAAACTTACTGCTTTAATGATTATTGTAAATAAAGCTGGTTCATTTCCTTTGTTTTCAATAAAAACATGAGCAGCGCTTGTTGTATCTTTATCTTCGCAAGGGATTGCTAAGATATCGTAAGTTTTCTTCTCTTGATTACTCTTATATATCTGTAGTCCATTTTGTTTCTTATCAAAAATTGAAATAATAGATTCAACATCTTTATCGTTTGTTACATGAATAGTTCGAATATCAAATTTGTTGTATTCCATATTCATTGAAAGGTATTGAGTTTGTCCGTTTTGCACGAGTATTTGTACGGATTTTTCGATAAGTACAGGTGATGAACTATCACCTACAGTTCCTTTATAACGATTGATTTTCATTTCAGTACCCATGTAAACACCTCAATCATGTTGCAATTTAATGTTAAATAAAATAGGTTCAAAACCAATGTAGTTTAAATCTTTAGTTACAAGTACCCAAAACTCCCTAAGACTATTTGCACCTAATGTACCTATTGTAATTTGATCCGTCCAAGTTGTTTTGTCTAACGAAATATCTGCCCAGGTATATCCCACCTTTTCCATGTATTGTTCAATAGAAATTTTGAGATTTCGAACGGATACAGAATTTTCGTTTTGGATAATCATTTTAATGATTCTTTTTCCCTCAATCATATAGCCTAAATCAGTTGGATCCGTATCGTTTAATTCTTTAGAGTCCATTATGATTTTTATAGGGGAACCCATATTATAGATGTCACCGCCATAAAACAAGGCTTTCTTTTCAGCTATAAGGCTATTTTGTTCATCGTAAACTTCAATGGTCCCTTGGAACTCTAAAGATGGTAAGTTTATATCTATACCGGTATTTAATTTTCTCACTTGATTAATAGATAGTGTAGTGCCATTTTCATCTTTTAAAATTACTCTGTTATTTGGGAACAGTTGTCTTAACTTTAATTTGTGGCCACTCGTGATAATGATACGATCAATATCTAGTGGCTTGTATGGATCTGCGACACCTTTCTTTAATACAACACCGATTTTAGTCGCTTCTAATTTGTCGCTATCTGCATAATCAAAGGTAGCATCTACCTTGCTGTAAAAGTCCCATTGTTCACCAGTAGAAGTAGCAAGCCATTCCCTGTGTTCTTTAGAACTATTAATAGAATGAGATTCAAGAAATTCTATTTTATTATCAGCGTTTTGATATATAATCAATCCGCCCTTATCCCCTTCAACATCAGGAGTATAATCAGCAATGACTTGTATCGCTATATCTCCTTGCGGTTTGTTGATTAGTAACATTACATCTTTATCTGCTGTATGATTCAATCTTATAAAGCCTTTTCTTGCAGCAATACTAAAAGATTCGGAAGGTGATATAATCCATTCCGGGTTTATGGAATCGAAATCCTCTATAAATATTTTCCCTGCTTCTTTTTTATATAAAGAGACTTTTCTCATGAAATCAATTAAGTATCCAGAACTATCAATATCAAAAGCGTTAAACCTATGGAATGATATATTGTTGTTTTCGATTTTAATAATACACTCACGGATTGCCTGTTCCGTGAATTGCTTTTCATATTTTAAAACATAATTTTCATCTGCTTTGCTATTTAAAGAGAAGTAATCTTTATTTCCGTCTATCGATATAGAAACTTGTCCAGGAAGATTAGAAACTTCCGCAATAACACGTAGCTGTTTACCAAAAAACTTGAATCGTATATATTGACCATTTGTAATACCGGAGTAAAATTGGTCAGAGCTACTTAGGTCAAAATCTGTATCAAATAGTGAGAAATTTTGAGAATTACAGTCATATCTTCTCCACCCCAGTTCGGGTGTCTTTAACACTTGTCCAATGGTAGCCATTTCATCACCTTCTATCTTGTTTTCTTCCAATTAGAATTTGTCCACCAAGAAGAACGGCTATGACGTAACCATAGTTTCGGTTTTTCTTTTTGAACTTTTCTATTTTCATCAACTTCAATGATTTCAGTAGGGTAAATATTATTAACAATAAAATCACCAAATTGTATGCACTCGGTATCAATGAATTTATTAATAATAAACCGTTCACTTTCGATGATCTCAGTATCAATTCCCAGAACTTTCTCCGCTGGTTCAAATTCCGCCACTGAACTTTCTATGCAAGTATCCCTGTTAAATTGCTCAAATTCTTCTATATCAGTTGCTACACTTACATCTCTATCAAATGTATCTAGTTCTAGTATTAAAGACTGCTTTGCAGGTGTGTCAGCTGCATCATAATTATTAGCGATTTGTGAATCTAATTCTAATACAGGTCTTTTAAAATCTATTATTCCGGACACATCCGTAATGATATTTGGGGTGCAACGCTCCATATCAATGCTATCAACTATTTCAGAAGTTATAGTAACTTTGGAACGATCCATTATATCGGACAACACCGTCGTTGCTTGTAACTCCCGTTTAACCCTTGCAAATAAATCATAATCGGGTAAATAAACAGGTAATCCCATACCTTCAAATAAATCCATTTCTTCATTTTGGGCTTCTAATTCGATAACACTTCTTTCTGCTGTAGAGGATTCTCCCTCTATAACATCAATTTGTTTGTTTTCTCGTGTGCTCAATTCATCTGTTGTAATGTATGAAAGGATATTTTGTGATTTCCTATTAAACTCCCGTGATTCAATGGAATCTGCTATTACTTCTGGCACTACTTTGTGGGCATTAGTTTCATTGTCTAATATGGTATAGATTAGTTCTTTTTCACGAGTAGCATTATCAAATCCAATAATGTTTTCTGCGATAAGATCCCGAGTTAAAACAAAATCACCTGCAGTATCGACCACATCAATAGCAAGTTCACGGACCTTATTATCTATCGATTCCAATACTTCGATAGAATTCCCAATTAATTCATTTGTAACTCGAATTGATTGTGTTTCATCTTCAATTTCACTTTCGTGACATGAGTGAATTTTATTTGCCCGTTCATATCGTGCAGATGATGTTATTACTTCATTTTGAGTTCTTTTTGAATCTTCCATATCAAAGGTTTCTAGTTCCAAAGATAAGTTTTTTCGTATAAATGTTTCGTCTGTTGGGACCGCTGCTATGGTTTCTATCTGTTCTCTTTCAACTAATTCGAATGATATTGAACCTCCATCAACTTGAATAATATTTCTATCTGCAGTATCAAATTTTGTATAATCTGCTTTTAATTCTCTTTGGATTCTTGCAAATAGATCATAATCAGGTAAATAAACAGGTATTCCTAAATCATTAAATAAATCATACTCTTCATAAGAAGCAGCAACTTCATGAATACATCTATCTGCCATTTCTAAAGGATGTGTTGTTACTGCAGTTAACTCTTTAAATACAATCTCACCCGTGCCATTCTCAAATATATTAGACTGCAGTTCTTTTTCTTTTCGGTCTGCCAATATACTTTCGTAGAATTTTTCTCCATACAATACACGAGCTACTTTCACCCAGTCGGGAAGTTCTTCTACTTCTGTAGCAAACTCACGAATTTTCTTATGAAGAAGCTCTTCTTCTATACTTTCATTCATTTCATATTCATCTGTAGTTCTAGACATAATAGATTCATTTACGATTTTAATTTCACGCGTATCAAATGGTTTATCTGCAAGTTCTTCTTTCACATAATCCATATCAAAAATACGACTGCGTTGCTGCGCTGACTCATCAGCTGTAATATCTATTGCAAAGCATCTTGATTGTGTGAGGTTTTCCATTTCAGAAATATCTATATTAACGTTACGATCTATATCAAAAGCATTTAACGTTGTAATACTTGCTTCAACTTCAATGTCCCTGGAAGCCTGGTTAATTACATCAGAGAAGACACCTTTAATTTTGTTTACTCTTGTTGCGAATACACCTGCATTCTCCTCTTTAACAGCCTTAAACCTTGAATTAGGTGGCATACTTACAGGAAACTCATGCACGTTTTCACCAAAAGGATTAGCAATTGAAATAGAAACACAATAAGTCTTTTCATACGAAAGACTTGGACTAACAGAAACTATATGATTCTTTTCATTTATAAATAAAGAAGGGGCAGCAATCGAATAATTTTTCTCGTTCATCTTTTGCCTTCCCCCTTTCTTGTTTAAATATCTTCTTTATAGATTGCTAGGCCAATTGGATTGAAAGGCGAAAACTTACTTGTGAATGGAGAAACTGCTGTTGTTGGCAATGTGTAGCGATATAATTGCGCCATTTGATAATTAGCTAGAATTTCACCGCCAGGGTATTCCTTAAAAGTTACAGTTTTATCTTCCGCATTATAATCGTAATCCGTTTTAGGAACTTCCTTACAATCCATGAATAGGTTCAATGTATTTTCTTTTGGTTTGTGCTCTAAATGGAATATCTTTTTAGTTCCATCGCCTTTACCAATTACTTCATCTGTTACAGTTTTTTCAATTTCAAGCTCATCTGCTTGTTGAATATTTTTTGGATGTACTGCGTATACATCGTCAAGTTTCCCTACATATCCATCATTAGGATGTACGATATAAATTTGTGATAAATGGTATTTACCGCTATACATAGAGGGATTAAATCTCCCTTGTCCACTATCGATATCGGCATTATGAGTTATAAAGGCAAGGTAATGCTGCTGATACATAGATCCAGTTAATGATTGAGACAAAACAGGCGTAAGATTTCCACCAGATGTATTTTCGCCATAATCCATATTTGCATTACCAATTTTCTTTGTAGAATTGCTGAATTCTTCCCCAGAACGGCAGCCGCCCATAATAATTAAATTCTTTTGCGGTTTATTATCAAATGTATACATTCTTCCGATGTACAATGGAACAAATAGTGCTCGTACAGGGCTTGGTGTTGGATCAATTCGCATAAACATTACAACACGATCTTTATGAGCGTTACCGTACATGTAAACAACGGAATCACGTTTCCAGTCCTTTGTGAATCTTTGCTCCGGTGTCAAACTTAGTACTGTATAGGGAGAAGCGTTCACAAAATTGATAGATGTAAAAATTTCAGCCAGGACACTATTTGTACTCTGTACGGTAAATTGCGTCTTAGCAGGTAGTATTTCTGTTACATCGCTACCGTTACTAGATTCTAGCAAACGTGTACCTGCAATTTTTATGTTGTCTGCACTTGCAGGAGCAACTTTGAAAATAATTGTATCGCCTGTAAATGTATAGTTGTTTGCATCTAAAATTGTTCCGTTTTTGTATACTGCAAAACGGCTTTCATCAAAATCTGGGTATGGTAATTTAAAAGCTGTTTTTGTACCATTACCATTTCCTAAATCTGCATCTTGATCACTCATTTTCACTTCCTTCTCAATAAAGTATCGAGTATAAGTGAAGAAAATAATATCGTTCGTTGGTTCATAGGCATCGTTAGCTAAACGATATTCCCCCGTAACTCTAGCTCCTTTTGCTACTGGTGTATTAAATTTAATTAATCCTGTTCTACCATCCACTGTATAAGTGTTTTTTTCTTGATAGATACTATTTATATAAACAGATAAGGAACTAGCAATGATTGGAGAAGTGGGAATAATGAAGTTTGTTTTCTTACCATCGCCTACTCCAAAATCCCCTAATCGTGATTCTGTGGCTACATATCTGGAATCTGCGAAATCAGAATCCGCAGTATCGTATGCAACTGCAAAACCAAATCTTCTACGCTCCAAATCACTTCCGGTTGATTCGAATAATCGCACATCTATGAATTTGCTGCTTTCTCTTTGAATACGGAAAAATAGATCACGTTTCCATCCGTGATCTACAAATAACTTTTCTAATTCAGTAGGTAAAGTTTGTAAATTTACAATTTTATCGAACCACATTTATATTCATCCCCTATATAGTTTTCTCGAAAATACCTAATCCTGCTGGACGATATGCAGTAGCTGGCATCTTTGTAATTGGTGAAATTGCATCCACGGTAAAGAATCTGTAGATGTCGTGTGTATCTGGACATGTATTTTTTCTGACTTTTAATTTATCTCCATTTAGCAACCCTAACGGGGAGAGAAGTACAACGTACGGCATATAACCACGTACCCCTTCATCTGGATGTACAATATAAGCCCTAGATGTATGAACTCTACCACTATATAAAGATGGATTGAATTGATACTTATATTCGTCATTATCGTGGCTTTGCCATGCTGTAGGATATTGGCCACCATTAGCACCTTTCCGATCTGGCGGCATAATATTACTTGGTATATTCCACGCAATATAATGTGCTTGGTATCTTGCACCAAAACGGGAACGTTTAATAATTACATTATCAATGCCATTACCTGGCGACTTAGGATATTTCTTTGTGCGTGGCATATAGTTCGATACGTCCCTAAATGGCGTTTTACTTTCAAAATTAAAGCTGTGAGAAGAACTTTCTCCACCTTCATCGTAAGCAGTTCCAGCCCAAAGAGCATCTGCTATGGTGTCGTCATTTCCATAGCTTTCTAAGCGTCCCATGTATACTGGGGTTACAGGGACAGTATTATTTTCAAATGCTGGCGTTTTATCTGCTTGTATTAGTAGGACAACTCTATTTTTATCAACTTGTCCTGTAATACGAACTAAAGAATCTGGCCACCAATTTGTATCAGCATCTATATTTAGCAATTTAGGGTTTCTCAAAGTAGATTTAACCCAAGGAGACATCATTAAATCAGGCTTATGTGTATAGTCATAAACGGTATATGTATAAGGTCTTCCGTTGTTTATTTCTGTTTTTTCTGTAGCTATCACTTCGGCCAATTCTACATCTATAATGGATTGGAACTCTTTCTTGTCCTCGGCTCCCATAATAACTACACTATCCTCTTGATAGCTTGGTAGTTTTTCAATCATATATAAATACATACATGAACGATCTTTATATTGTGGGTTGTTTTCTAAGTATGTTTTAAATGCAGTTTTACCATCAGGCTTAGAAAAATCGATGTCTAATTGAGTCTTTGCGGTCCACTTCCAAGCTTGAACAATTCCGTATAAACCACCATCATTATTTTTTAAAATTACATGCTTGGCAGCCCAATAATTATGAACAGGATCGTCTGATTTCGTAGCTTTATAAATAACCTTGTAAAAGCTGCTTACTTTCTTCCATCCATTTTCAATCATGGTGTTTATTAACTCCATATGGAATTCTGCTTCTGATACTATTTTTTCAATATATGCCATAGGTTTCACGCTCCTAATCTCTTAATAGTTGATAATTCAGCTTTACTACTTTGGATGTTCCGGTTATATTGTGGTATTCGAACTTTAATGCAGCGTTAGCCGGAATAGGTCTAATAATAGAAAAATTGAATCCTTCTGGTACGTCTTTTACATAAACATTTTTAAATATTTGTTTTCCATCGATAAATAGATTCCAATAATCACGATCACTATAACTTGATGCAGCTATAGAGAATGCAATTAACTCTGTATCAAATGGTAGTGAGAATTCATCATTTTTTACTGGATCATCTATTCCAATTCTTCTACCTTCTATATACGGTTCCGTTTTTATAGGGAAATAAGGAGCGTCAAATCTACCGCCCGCCATATATGTAACAGCAAAACTCATGATATCCCTCCTTTATGATAAAAAATGCAATTCAAACCATACTGTTTTATCAAGGATTCCTTGGTTTTTAAATGAAAATTGAACCGTACTACCTGCTGCTAAAGGCTTATAAACCATAAAGTGCATGCCTTCGGGAATATCCTTGGTATATATGTTTTTACACATAGTTTTACCGTTTACAGTTAAGCTCCATTTATCATCTAATTCATATATAGATGCACTTACACTTATTGCATAAAGCTCCATATCTGCAGGTACAGTATATGTAGTTTCATTTGTTTGGAATGAAAAAGAATCCATAATGAATCCAGGTATGAATGGTTCTGTTTTAGTTGGATGAAAAGGCGGATCTAATCGACCGCCGGCTAAATAGGTTGTTTCAAACAAGAGTAATCACCCTTTTTCGTGTATTAAAAAATTCCCGTGCATCATTACGATACATCGGGAATTGGTAAATCAGACAGCATACCGTTACCTTTGTTTAGAAGGCGCGGTTGCACACGTTCTAGCTGCTTTTGTGCATTGTATATTAATTGTAACTCCATCTCTTTTCCAGTTACTTTATGAGAGATAAGAACCTTTTCTAGCATACCTTGTGCGTTAAAAGCCAAATCATAGTGTAGATATTTATCGCCATCGACTGCAGATAGGCGGGCACCGTCACGAATAAGCGTATATCCTTCGGTCATGCCTTCTTTAAATACGTCATTTGGATCATTCCCAGGCATTGGTTTACCACCGTTATAAATTTGCCTATCGATTAATCCCTTCATCAAATACATGATTGGATCATATAAGTTTTTTTGCATTATCATAGAATCACCCCTAGTTCACCCTCGTAACAGACCAAGTTTTTGCTGGTCGTTGGATATAATAGTGATTTTTGTCTTGATTTACCCGAGGAAATGATAAATCTGGTAAGGAACCATAATCGAACAAGATATTATTCTGTGTATCCAGTACTTGCAAACGCCCTGTAAGAATCCCCTTAGGATTTCGAACTGCTTCAAATACGATAATATTCACACCATATTCAAGTGGAATATCAACATATGTTGGATTATTTCGGATGAAATAGTTTTCCGCGACTAATTTATCATTACAGTAAATATTTAATAAGTCGCCATCCTCTACATCCCAATCCCAAAGTTTTAATCTTAATGTATCTACATTTACTGTAATACCAGTTATATCTGTATATGGGGCAGGTTCATACCCATAGTTAACAGTTAAATCTAAAGTTTGATAGAATCCATCATCTGCAGAAATCATTGTATTAATCCCTTTGACAAAGTAATTCCACTGTTGGCCAGAATCTCTATTGTAAACAGAAATAACATCAAACAATTGAATCCTTGGATCACCAATTACTGCGACTGTAAGTGTTCTGAACTTCTGAATTGCTTTTAAATGATAAGCTGCAGCAACCGCTCTTCTTGCAAAGAACGTTGTCGCCCAAGGAACCTCTACCATTTCCTCCCGTAAATCACCTTGCGATACGTTTTTTAATAGAAACGAATTAAGAAATCCGTTTGCGTAATCTCCGCATTTAACGACAATACTGTTACTTATATCCTGATCAGTTAGCTGCATATCTAAAGAAATAAGATTTTCCCCTTCTCTAAAACTAAATTTTGCAGGTTCGTTAATTGCATAGTCCGGCATCTTCATGAATGTACAACTTCCATCCGGTTCATGTTTTATATAATGGAATGTTGTATCTATAATATCGCGTACAATTTCATCCCACTTTTGAAACCTCTTACCAGTTGCTCCCTCAACAATCCAACTTTGATTGGTACCAGGAATGTTTACTCTGCTACCGTGCAATGTAACTCCGGCTTTTTCAAAGAAGAATTTCACCACATCATAAACATTACCGGTTGGTGCTACGATCTCATCTGATCCTGGTGTTGGGATAACTGATTTGTGTAAAACTTTTTTATATGATGTGGTGCAGGTGACAGAGATTGTCCCACTTTCGGCATTTACCTTCACATCAGATACAAAACCATGTATATACGGTAAAGCTTCTTCACCGTATCCGATAGACACCTTAAATTCAGTCTGCGGATATAGCTGGTTTGTATTTGTTACTTCACTGTTATAAAACCATTCTTGAATAGACGAGAACTTACCATTCCAGTTGTCAGGAGCCATTTGACCGTATTCATTCGCAAAGGTAATAGTAAATGTACTAGCAAACTGGTCTGCGTTCTCCTGTACTTCTAGGCCTGTTACACGATGTTGTATTTGGACGTAAGAAGAAGAGTCTCTCTTTTTCATATAAACAATTAAATTAGGAGAGTTATTCCCCACTTGGAAATAGCTCCCCAACATTCTAATTAAAGAAATAGATCCTTCTCTCACATTCCATCAACTCCTACTCCTGCTTGTGACATAGATATTAATTTACATTTTGCTATTACTAGCGTTCCTTTTCGTATTGCATCTACTTCATTCGGTGGAATTATACCCCCATAGGTACCGTAATCACCAGTAATAATATGAGGGCGGTATATTTCTCTCATGAAATCACGCCAATAACTGATATCGTTGAATAAAACATTAAATTCTACCTCGCACCCTTTATTCCCGTTACTTTGGAAACGGGGATAACCATGCATAATATTATAGTTTTTTAATCCATCTAATGATTTGGGCATTTTTGTTTGCTCAATCATTGCGATGTTTGGGACGAATCCAAAAGCGTAATAATGAACGTCACGTATATAAGCTACATCTGCACCGCCATAACCGCTTGTTGTGAATTCAATTGTTTGTGGTCCTGCACCAACAAAAATTTCTCTGGATTCCCAGGCATAGGCACCTCTTGCTCTAAATTTTTCAATACCATTTACCCGAACAATAAAGTATTTATCCGGTAACATACCATCAGAATCAATAGGAACTTGGGACATAAAAGAGAAGTTATATGTCCCAGGCCATGAAAAATTAATAGTATATGTAATTGTACTTTTTAATTCTGTAGCATCCCATAAGAGGTGATATGAACCGGCTCTTCTATGCAATGTTTTTAATATACTCATACATTTCGCACCGCCATTCCCATTAGATCATCAGCAACTACGTTTTGTAGCAGCTTTCTCATTTTTACAAAGTCATCTGCGGATTGTAGTTTTTCAACAGAGACTTTAAATGTAGCATTTTGAATTGTTACGCCATTATCCGTTTTCTTCTCAACGTGGGTTTGTCCAGCAAATGGATGTGCAGTTTTACCAATTAAATCAGCAGAACGTGCGCCCATTTGTCCAATTTGATTAGATACATCGGTTACTAGTTTCATTGGTTTAGGTGGAACTACAGCTTTATTTAATAGTTCAGAAGCTTTGTCTACTGCAGGAATCATTTTTTCCATCCCTACACCAAGACCTTCTGTAATATAGCCCCCGTATTCCATCATTAACCGGGATGGGCTTCGGATACCAAAGAACTTTAATACGGCTTTAGGTATTCCCGAAACAACTCCTTTAGCTTTTTTTATAAGCCAATCTGCCATACCGGACATACCTTCACCAATACCGGCAATGATATCTTTTCCCCAGCTAACTGCATCTTTTGCTACATTTTTTACTATAGAACCAACTTTACTGAATACATCTTTTACAGTATCTACAACCCCTGTAAATGCACCAGTGATTGCTTTCTTTATAGTTTTAAAGTTACTAACAATAAATTCTTTTATACCGCCAACAACATCGGTTATTGTGTTATATAATTTGTTGAAATTAGTAATTACAAATCCAACAAATTCACGAACTGCATTAATGATTGTAAACTTTATAAAATTCCAAGCCGATTGAATCACATTTTTAATTGTGTTCATAACGCTAGAAATTGTATCTTTAATAGATTCCCAAGAAGATTTCACAAAATCTTTTAAGAATTTTAATACTGTAGTAAAGGTTGATTTAATTGCGTCCCAGGCTTTTTTTACAATTTCCTTAATCGTGTTAAAAACACTGGATATTGTATTTTTCATTTTTTCGAATTCAGTTTTTACGTACTGCTTTATTATTGCTAAAGCCATAGAGAAAATTCTTTTAATAACATTCCATCCAGTAGAGAAAATTTTCTTCCAGGTGTTAACTGCCTTTTGGACAGTATTCTTAATGAATTTCCATGTGCCATCTACAATTTTTTTCAAACCGCTTAATGCTAGATTAAAAACAAATTTAATGGCATTCCATCCAAACTCGAAAATGTTTTTCCAAGTTTTAATATTGTATTCAATTCTTTGTTTTATATATTTCCAAGCTTCTTCTAAGACTTTACCCAAAAATGATGAAGCAGATTTGAAAAGTTTTTTTGTACCATTCCAAAATCCAGAGAAGAACTTACCTAAACCATTCCATGCCTTTTTTGCACCTTTTACGGTTGCGTCCCAAGCTTTAGAACAGACATCGCCAATCCATTTAACTGCTTTCTTGGTGTATTTTACGATGTCATCCCAGTTTTTATAAATTAGATATACTAATCCTACAATTGCTAGTATGGCAATCGTCCAGGGATTCATCAGTAAGGTCATCATGGATCTGCCCAATAGTGCTAGAGCTTTCCCGATTCCACCAAACATACCGATAAATTTAGGGCCGAATTTAAGAATACCTGTAAATAATAATGGTACTTTAGTAAGTATTGGTACTAGGAATCTTAATGAACCAACAAATGCACCAACTCCACTTGTCATAAAGCCCATCATGGCGACTAATGGACCTAATACAGCGACCATACCTAAAATTGCTACAACACCAATTTGAATCGCTTTAGGCATAGAACTAAATGCTTTTGCAGCAACTTCTACTGCTTTAATAATTGGGGGAAGTGCCACTTCTGCAATATCTAAAATAGCTTGTCCTAATGGTTCTAAAGATGCCATTGTAGTACGCATTAACTTTTGCCAACGAACACCAAAAGCTTCTTGCTGCGTCTTCTGCATTTTTCCCATTGTGCCCTCGACATCGCCTAACGCACCATTTGCATTATTAAGACCTAAGACAGCTTGAGCACCCATGTCTTCCCATTTTGTACCGAATACAGCAACACCAAGTTGGTTTGCTTTTACTTTATCGTCCATCTTACCTAAATCACCTAAGACGGCATTAAACACATCTGCAGAAGTTCCTTTACCTTTGTTGAAGTTATCCCAGACTTTTTGTGTTTGGGGTGACATTTCAGCAAAGGCATCAGATACACCTTTAGAACCATCCTGTACCCGAATACCGAACTCTTTTACAAGGTCGTTAATGTAATCGAGATTATAACTACCATCACGAGTACCGTTTGCCATAATCGTAAACATCTCGTTAGCAGAGAAGCCGGCTTGTTTATACAGTGGAGCATATTCGGCCACATTATCAAACATTTCATTTGAATAGTTCAAACCTTCTTGTCCACCAGCAGCAAATAAATCGAATGCTTCCTTTGAAGAAATACCAAACTGATTCATTAACTGCCCTGCACCACGAGTTACTTCATTGATATCAGAATCAAATGTTTTCCCCAATGTCATAGCACTTTTTGTAGCTTCTTCTAATTCTTCGTGAGGAACGTCTTTCATATTCTGATACACTTTTATAAGAGACTGATCCACTTCTTCAATACTTTGGCCAAATCCATCTTTCCAAGTTTCTTTTGCGATTTTACCAAGGTTTTCAGCACCTTTTTCAGTAAGACCTAAAGAAGATTGGATGTTTCTTTGAGAAGTATCGAAGTCAGAAGCCACTTTTACAGCTGCAGCACCGATACCAGCTAAAGGTAAGGAAACGCCCGTTGTCATGTTTGTACCAACATCTTTCATTTTGTTACCTACATGACTAATGGATTCCCCTGCCTTTTGGAATTTATCATGCATTCCATTCGCAGTCTTTTGTACTCGATCTTCAAACTGTTGTAAATCTTTATAAGCGCCTTCTGCTTTAATACCAATCGTTCCGAACAGTTGGAACATTTCAGCTAACATTTACGCACCCCCTTCTGGGGCCGATAACCATTTTATTCTTCATCGTCGTCTTCCTGGAATTGAGCCATAATCTGCTCAACATGCGCTTCACACTCTTCTTTCGTCCATACTTCACCCATTTCATAAAATGACTCTTTATTGTCCTGGGTGTCAGTTAATCCAAAAGCTTGAAGATAATCATTAAAAGTAGTACCTTCTTCTAGTTGACGAGTTTGAAAGCCAATGAACGCCATCTTCTTCCACTCATTTAGTTCTTCTTGCTGCTCTTCTCGTGCAATTAAAGAAAATAGGTCCATTAAACGCGAATACGGTATAGATAAGACATATTCATCTGTCCATCCATACCGCTTTTGGATCTTGTCGAAAGCACGTAACATGTTTTGTTCGGCTTCTTCTAAATATTCATCTGAATTTTCATTTACGCTTGAATCGGAGCTGCTGCTGGAATTACTGCTGATTGGTTCCATTTCTCGCTCTGAACTTTCACGAGTCCCTTGACCTGGTTGAAAAAAGTCATTAAGTCTTCACTTTCTAATAGGCCCTGTATAACAGCAACCATTGCTTCCGGAGGGAACTGTCTAAATTCTTCTGCTTTCACTTTTAATAAACTAGCAAAGAACTCTGTAAAATCATCTTCGCAAGCAGGGATCATCGTTAGAACACGGAAAGCAAATTCTAATCCTTTTTGTTGTTGCTTCTCTTTAAGTGCAGATAATTGCGCTTGTTTTTCTTCTTCTGGAAGAGATTCAGCAGCTTTAGTTAGTTCATCCATTTCTTGCTTATCCTTACCGAAACCAGCAAAGTTAGCCATTGCACTGCGTCCAACCTTTGAGATAATTTTTGCAAATCGCCAAACGTCCGTTACATTTAATCGGCGCATTGCTACTTTTTCGCCTAGGATTGTAATTTCTGTACCGGTATTCATCATTTTTTCTAAAATAGAAGCCATTTTGTTCTCTCCTTTTAGCATTTAGCTCGTTTTATGTAATAGAAAACCGACTACCATTTATGCGGTAGCCGGTGCTTTTTGTACTGTTGTTTTCTTTTTCTTTGGTAAATAAATTTCGTATGGTGGTGTAGTTGGTGCAGATTCACTGTAATGACCAATAAATTTACATTTCAAACCAACCGTTCCTTTACCGTCTTTAAGATCTACTTCAATAGAGGAAACTACCATTGCATTACGAATTACAAAAATAACTGGTAGCTCACTACCCGAAATCATACCAATGAGTGCAATATCATGATAATTTGAATCTGGAATATCATTTGAAGGTTTCATAATATCGTATTCTTCTTCAGTTGTACTATCTACCGTCATACCAGGTAAAGCTAACTGCAGGTTTTCTTTTGTGAACTCTACTAATGTAAGTTCTACATGTGGTTCATCTTTTAATAACCACTTACCACGCACCATTTTACCTAGCACACCATCAATATCTGCATCATAATACTCACGATCAAAACCCACTTTAGTTCCGCCTGTAGTCGCTCCTACAAGTTCACCTAATTCTTTTACACTTTTAAATCCTTTGTACATGACACCAGGACCGATAACAAAATTATCTGTAGTCCCTTCACGGACACCATTAATTAATTTCCAGCTCATTTGTCCTACCCCCTAATACAAGTCCGTTCGCATGGTTCGGACAAGAAATTTTGCATTTATATGAATGATAGATGGGTCTTCATCCGGTACCGGCAGTTTCCCTGCACGATGTATAGAAAGTATCCCATCATCTTTTAAACCCACTTCTCTATCTAGTAACTTCTCAATACGTGTAGCAATTAACTTTGCCTTATCATAATCCCCATTATCACAATACACATCGAAATTTAGAATCATACGATCTATAATTTCAACATCATCCGGATTATCTGCTTCAATTCTCATCACTACATAAGGCATTTCCATATCATCTTGTGCAGTTTGGAATGAAAGAGCAGGCCCTTTGTCCTCGCCTTCACCATACTCTGATAGATTATCTTTTATTATTTCATCGTTCTCTACAAGCATTCTAATAGCTGCAATAGCGTTAGACATGTATTACCCTCCCATCATTCTTTTAAGTTCTCTACGTTCTTTTTCAAACGCTTTTAATAGGAATGGACGGGCTTCCATATGACTTGTACCAGTTTCAAGCCATATTGCTTTTTTCAAATCGCTCCCTACTGCACCCAATACCTCTGATTGTGACCGTTTAACATTGTATTTAATCGAATTTAACAAGTCACCGGTACGAACAGCAGGAGCTTCACCTGGTTTAGAAGCAGTATATTTACGACTCGTATGAGGTATTTTGTATTGCTTACCGCTACGGCTACCTGTGAGATTCTTCTTAACTTGATTTTGTAAATGAATAGATGCTGCTGTGACTTTTTCAACACACATAGCGTTAATATGCGTCTTTACTTGCTCCATATTACTTGAGTACTCAATTTCTACTGAATTCGCCATATAGAATCATACCTTTTCGCAATAAATTTCAATGTGATGATTCATAAATGCAGGATTACGCGGCTCTCCTTTTACTTCAAATGTATAATCAACACCCACATCTTCATTTTTGAAATGAATAAGATCATTGGGTTTAATTATGTAAGAAGCAGGTGCATATATCTTAAAGGTTGTATCAAAATTTTGTTTATCACGCTTAAACCTCTCATTATCAGTAGCAGAATTAGTAGTTACACGGCAAATCATCTTCTCGTAAACGTCCACTGGTACTTCCGCATAGTTACCAGCGGATTGTTTCTTTTTCATTTTTTGTTTTACTACTACCTCATGAATATATAAATCATCCATATCACCATCATCGAAGTACGTATTCATGTAGCCATCACCGGCTTAACTCTTGCTCTAAACCCTTTTAAGCCATTGAGTATCTTATTGTTTGTATCTGGTTCATCTAGCGTTTCTGGGCTAATCTGGTACGAGTAATCCCCAATGCTTTCCGATGTCTTCATACCTTTTCGTTGTAAGTTAGCACGAACTACTGCAGAAACAACCAAATCAATAATACATTTCTTCATAAGTACCTGCAGATCATCATAATCTTGTATCTTATATTCGAATTCATACAATTGATTTTCGGATAAACCATAAACAATACGGCCATTTACAGTAATAGAATCGGTCATATCTTGTTTCGAACTAACATGAGTTACTTTTGCTATAGATTCAGCAGGAAAAGAAAGCCACGCTAGTTTACTTGTTTGGATGACTTCTTTCATTGGATTCTCCGGCTTAACTCTTAAATACTTTCTAGTAATAACTGCATAGTAATCTATTAGTTCTTGAATTACTGTATCAGGCATCTTTTGCACATTTACGCGGTCTTTAATGTCCTGCAAGGTAATATCCATTATGTTTCTTTCTCCTTCTTATCGACTTCTTTTACAAGTTCAAAATGTCCAGTACTTACAAGGTAATCAGCTTTTTCATTTGCAACTGTTTCTTCTTGGCCATTCTTAAACTTTTGTCCATAAGCGGTGTAAGTGCCACCATATCGTAGCGTAACTACTTTCATAATTAACACCCCTTTCACGAATGTAAACTATTACATGAAAGTTTACATTCGTATTGCTGATTTTATTGGTTACATCTCGTTTCCCATTAAAAACAAGAAAATATTAAAAAAGTATACATTCAAAACCCTAATAATAAAGTGTTTATTCCCATAAAAAATACGCCTGGATATTAAGCTCCAAACGTATCCGGAATATTTGTTAGGATTGCTACTGCATCCATTTCTTGAATTACAGCATCATCATCAAAGTGAATTACATAGAATCGTTTATCTTCCATTACTGCAGTTTTACCTTCTGTAGTTTTACGAACACGAGTGTCGTATGTATTAACTGCAATAAAGTTTTTAGGGTCTGCAAGAATAATAACATCGTCTTCTAAAGATGGAACCGTAACAATTCCGTATCCCATTGGTTTATTAACTTGATCTCCTGCTCCAAGTAACGCAGCATCACCAGCGCCAGTAGGACGATTTGTTAAATACTCAATCCATTTCTCTCTACGGCTTGGGGACATAATCCAACGTAAATTGCTGTTTTTATATTTATTTGGCATCGCACTGGATAAAGCGAAGATAGAACCTTTTCCAAATCCATTCGCTGCGGCTGCTTCACCTGTACCAGTTACTAACTTAGCGTGATCGACAATATGAGATTCTTTCGATTTCTTGATTTTTTTTAACCATCCATCATTGATAGATAACATTCCGTCTGAAGACTCTGTATCGCCATTCCAATGTAAATCTTCTAAATCAATACCTAATTGAGTAGACATGAGGGCCATTACGGTATCTTCGTATCCTTCACCTTCAATGTTTTCACGGAGTAATTCTTCTGTAATCTCCCAAGGTAAGCGAATAGCCTTTGTATTGTACTCAATTTTAGAAGTTTGAACATTTGCACGATAATTATCATCACTATTTTCCGTTTTCTTACGTAAGATACGGCCACCAATTGCAATTTTATCTAATTCACCTTGTTTTGCTTTACGCATTTCTTTACGGTGTAATTGTGAGAATGGTGTTGTATCAAATGCCATTCGGAAGAACTCTTTACTTTGTTCTGGATTTAATAACCCTGCATTCATTCCACTTGTTGTCATTGCTGCCTTTTCAATACGATCTAAACGTTTTAATAATTGTGCGTTAGTCATTGTCATAATGATAAATCCTCCTCTTACAGGTTCAATCCTGCCCATTTAGATTTTTTAATTTGTTGTTGTCCTGGTGTAACTTCTTCATCTGGATCTAAACCTTTACGGATAGAAGCAGCATTTTCGATATTTTCAAGTCGCTTTGTAATTGGTTCTAGTGCTTTTTGAATAACTGCTGCAGCTTTTTCTTCTTCTGTTTGCTCTTCTGGCGTCGGCTCTACCTCTTCACCATTCACCTGCTTTTCAATCTTTTCTAACTTAGTAGCTAGTGGCTCTACTGCTTGTTTAACAATCTCTGCAATATCTTCTGCTTTCATTTCATCTTCCTCCTGTGGTGTAGCGGCTTCTTTTATTTCACTAATTAAAGCTAATGCTTCATCTAATTTTGCATGATTCTTTTGGGACAATACTTTCCCAGCTTTTTTAATACTTTCTAATACAATGCTTTCTGTTTGTACACTATCTTCTGATTTAGCGATGGTATAACCGCCTTTAATAGAAGAAAGTATGTCCTTCATATCATCAAGAGCAGCTGCCATACGGTCGATATCGGGATTACTTTCCCAAATCTCCCAATAGAACACATCTTCAAACAAATTAAATACAGCTCGTAAATCACGTTTTTGTTTTTCATCAATAAAGCGGTCTTTTACTTCGCCTTTTGTGATTTTGTGAGTTTCACCTTTAACGAAATCTAACATCTTTCGAATAAGACCTTTATCTTCATGAGTAAAATCATCAGTCTTAGCGATTTCCACACGTTCACCAAATCCACCCATAGAAAAACCAGTGACTTCACCTTTTTTAATTTCTTCCCACGTATCTGCATCATCAACGCGAACAGTCATAAGCCATGTTCCTGCTTGTACTTCTTGTTCGCCTACTGTCATATCACTTTTAGCAATCCAGTTTTCGACTACTGTACCTTTACCAGCGATTTCGTCATGTTGCTTGTCGATGTGCTGGTAATTTTCCATAAAGGTATAAGCGGCCTTTTCTATTTCTTCTGCAGTCATTGTATCCCCGTGTGAATCTTCTACATCCGGTTCATACACAACACCTGTAACAAGCTGCTTCTCTTCCTCTGTTTTAAGGATTGGAACTTGTTTTGATATATTTGGTTGTTTAGCAGATTCGCTTTTCATAATGGCAAATTGACGACCGTTTGCGCCCTTTGTAACTAATGAAACATAACTAATATTGGCGTTTTTTAGTTCGTATCCCATCGTTTTACCTCCTTCCCTATAAATATTGGGGTTCCACTGTCAAAACGCATAGCAGCCAATTTAAAGCCATATACGTTTTGACGATGAAACCCCAATCAAATAGGTGTATTTTACTACTCTTCTGAAATCATAGTGCAGCGACAATGTGGATGAGCTGGCGGACACATCTTTCCATTACTAAATAGATCATCAATACCTACCGTTTCCCCATGTAAACCACCACATTCTTTACAAACACGCTCATCGTTTCCTGTAAGCCATGTTTTCTTGTTTCTATTTGCGCCCCTATAAGCAATTAAATTGCCGTAATTCATTGCATATGTTGTTTCTGTACGTGCAATCATCATTGCTCTGTAGTTACTTGCTTCTGACATCACATCTGCAATGGAAACACTTAATGCATCGACACCCATTCCTTCACTAAGATTCTTTAGCATTGTCTCTCTTAATCTATCTTTAGTGGTTTCATGTATTCCCTTTGCTAATTCAAAAGCGTAAGTAGCTACCCATTTTGCAGCAACGTCACCAATTGGATCTAATACCATCCAGGTTAAACCGTTAGAAGCTATAGTACTCTGTACAAACTCTGTTACATCATCCTGTAGTGTGCCCGTGACTTCATCGACAAACATTTGTCGTTCCTCATCCCAATCAACACTATCCAGAAATTCATCAACTTCTGCTTCTGCAATTACAAGATCAATCTCTTCATTTGCTTTATTAATACGAATTACGGGAAGCAGGTTTAAGAGCCGTTTTCCCTGCTCTGAAAAAAATCAGCTACCTTCTTTTGCATAGCTTTCTCTATTTCTTCATGCTTTTCCCTAAATGCATTAATAGCAATTAAGTTATCTTGCTCATTGTCTGCAGCTTTTGCAATAGGTTCCGGTAGAGAAGGGGCAGTTGTACCATCAAAGAATTTATCCCCTTCTGGTACAGGTTCATAACCTACTACTTTACGGGACTCATTCAGTTTTAATATTCCACCTTCATAACTGTCTTTTGCATACTTCAAATCTGCTTCACGATCATCCGTATCGATTTCATTTAATTTGAAATACCAATCTAAACCGCCTAGTATTTCAGCAAATACACGGAACAATTGATTATTTAATCGATGTTCTAATATTTCTTGTCCAGGTTCAATAATAGAACGCTTGTACATCTCGTTCATTTCTTTAGCAGTTGTTTGTCCTAATGAACCTGTCATAGCCCAACCGATACGATAAGGTGGTACACGATGGGCCACACATATCTCCATTGCGCTATCCTGCTTATATAAACGGAAACTACCTTCCTTTACGTCTGGACTAATCTTTTCTAATCTTGCTTTTGCACCATCTGGAACAGGTACAACGGCTAATTTATGGTGTTCTCCTTTTGTTTCTGCAGAGAAGAATGCTTTCAGTTCATTTTCTGTTCCAGAATCTACTTCATCGACTCCCTCAAGAAATAAAATGGAATCAGGAATGGTTTTGCCTGTAAAAAAGTCGATATTGTAATCTCTTGCAGCTTGTGAGCCAACTATCGAACCTATAGAACTAACGTAATTAGGTATCCCATAATAAGAAGAACGAGAACCAAACTTACGAATAACAATTACTTCTCCGGCTTTTTCTGTTCCATTTCCTTCGAGATCCTCTGCACCTAAAGGCCTACCATCAGCAAGATGATAATCATCTGGATAATTAAACTTTTTAAACCAGATTTCTTTATTGTTTACGATTTGAGCAAAGCGTATTTTGTCCTTATGAGCACGTACTGTATGTCCCGGTATATGATAAAGCTCTACCGGACTTTCACCTTTATTATCGCGAACAACTTCAATAATGCCCCAACCAACTGTTTCATAATCCTCCCATACAGCTCTAAGAATTTCTGAACTTGTCATTTCTGGGTTGCACTTCCGCATGAAATTTTTTAGCATTTCATATTGCTCCTGGTTTGCTGCTTCTTTCACTTCTTCAAAAGGCGCGAAGTCAAAACCAACACCTGCAATATCATCCACTTTCGCGCTAATACAAGCAGAATGAATAGGGTTACTTTCCTTTATATCCATTAATACCTTCATATCATAAGGAGGCTTAACCAATCCCCTATCTCCATATATTTGCGCGAATGGGTCAACTGCCATTTGTTTGCTGTTATCTTCCTTATTCTTTGGAGCATCTGCAGCTTTATTTATACTAAATACTTTTACATTCTTTATGGTTTTCTTGTCGCTCATATCCTTTGTATGTCCTCCTTTCTTCTATTAATAGAGAGCAAAAGAAATAGCCGAACAATAAATGTCCGACTACACTCTTTTAACCTTTCCACCCATAACTACTTTACGTTTACTCATATCATCCTCACATGCGTAACGGGTCATATCGATACTGTGATTATCTTTATCTTGTAATCTATTTTTGGGATTACCGTCTTTATCAACTTCATAATCAATATTTTCGAATTCTCCTGCAGTTTTTGGACAACGCTCCGGATCAATTATGATTTCTTCTAAATCATCCAACCATTTTTCACCGTATTCAACAGAACCAGGCCCTTTAACCGCACCCTTGATTTTCTTAATACCATGATCATTTTTCATTTCATCAATTGATTTTGGTTCCGATGAATCCGCAATTATCTCGACGTCATCCCAACCAAGCTGTTTAATCTTTTCAGCTAATGAGCGGTTACTGATTTTAACGCCATGTATTTCACCGAATATATAAAGCTTTCTGCGCGTTTTATCATAATGCATACGACCAAAAGACAGTGCGTCATTCCCATAACCCCAGTCAATCCCTTGACGTATATTATCAAATGATTTGATTTCTTCATCTGTAATACGTCTGAATGTAAGGTTACTAAATGGAACAACACCGCTGCCTGTCGGTTTCCCTTCATATTCATGTTCATATTGCTGTGGTTTAAGCCTTTTTGTTTCTTCTGCTTCTTCTACGAACTGCTTAGAAATATGAGGATTATCATGATATGTACTATGATGTACAAATGTATTCTTTGGCTTGAATTGCGTTTCAAACTTCTTATTAACCCAAGACTGTTTTCTCTTCGGTGGGTTATACGAGTAATACATTTTATATCGCAATCCATTCGGTAATTCTTTACGTAAAATAGACTTCTCTATTGTAGAAACATCTTCTTCTAATTTAAATTCGGCCAATTCTTCAAACCACGCAATAGCAACTGGATACTTTGCTATCTTAATAGATTTGATTTTTGCAGGATCATCGGCACCACGGAATATAATTTTGTTTCCTCGCGGTTTATAGATAATTTCCATCGGACTTTCTTTAAAACGAAATAAATGTTCTACACCTAGTATTTCTATAGCTTCTTTTATTTGCTCATAGCAGGATTCTCTTATTGTATCCTTTACTTTACGTATACAAAGTACTGTAACGGGAAACTGAATAAGATCCATCACAATACAAATAGATATATCAGTAGATTTACCAGAACCACGGCCGCCTTTACAAACGATTTTTAATATCGCTTCACTTTTACGGGCTAACCATACTTGATGAAAAGCTGGTGGAAGTATTTCAGCGATTTGCTTTTTAGACATTTAAATCACCACTGATATTGTCTACAATGACAACTGGCTCAATATTGTTATCATCATTATTAGTATTAGATTTAATTTTGTCGATTTGAACCTGGATAAACTCAAGTTTGGCCCTTCGCTCATCATCTATATTTGCTAATCTATCAAAATCTCTAATAAGAGCAGATAATGTAGAAAGTGCTTTAGATTGAGCATTTAAGAAACTAGCTTGCTTATCCCAAGCAAATTGAATCTCCCACTCTTCCTCATAGCCGCTTTCGGTAAGTTTATTTTTCCGCAGTTCCTTTGTCATGTCTTCGTTGTCTTTAACGAACATAATACGTTGAGCATGAATAATTTGAGCATGCTGCAACATTATACTTTCCCATAGAATCGATAAAGGATCATTCTTAATTGCTTCCTCTAGCTCTTCTTTTAAATCATATAATTCTTTTGGTAAATACTTTCTATACAAACCATGAGTAGCAGCATTACCATTACGTAACGGAGCAGAACCACCAGAATTACCGATAGCATTTTTATTACCCTTTTTGGCTCCACCACGATTGTTTATAGCATTCTTATTACCCTTGGGTGCTCCTGGTTTCTTTTTGGAGTACTCCGTATCTTTCTTTGGAGTACTCCGTTCATTTTTATGGAGTACTCCATTTAATTTGTCTATCCATCCATCTTTGGATTTCCATCCGCCAACCGTTTTTTCACTTACAGTTTTTTCGGATGTAGACAACAATTCGGCAATTTTACGATTCGTAATATCACCATTATGTTCTTTAAATATTTCATACGCTTTGTTACGGTCTGGACTTCGTTGTCTGGCCATAATTACATAACACCTGCCCCCTTATCCAATTGTTTGCACTTCCTTTTCTAAACACTCAATGCATATATGAGCATTATCCGTATTTGCTTCACGGAGATATGTTTTATCAAAATGAGTAATAGTTAATGGCATTTTTAATGTCCACATGCACGGCTCATTACAAACAGAGCATGTAGGAACGTTTATAGTTTCTTCCTCCATTTACACCACCTCACGCTAATTGCTTTACAAAATAAAAAAGCAGCGTAATCGCTACTTTAAATTTTTCGTATTTTTTTCTTCTTCATTTATGTATCTATATAAAGTTGCCCTTGAAACATTGAACATCTTACAGACATCAACTTTAGGTAACCCTTGTTCAACCATTTTTAGCATACCCTCTATCTGTTCCGGAGTATGAGCACGTTTGCGACCACCTTGTTTTCCTCGTTCTTTTGCAGCAGCTACACCACTAACAACACGTTCATTAATAACCTCGCGTTCCATTTCAGCCATTGCACCAAATATATGAAATAAAAACCTTCCCATTGTTGTAGATGTATCAATACCATCTTTAATAGAAACAAAGTGAATTTCCTTATCATTAAATTCTTGCAATAAATTAACTAACTGGTGCATGGTTCTTCCTAAACGATCTAACTTGTAAACAACCAATGTATCACCTTTACGAAGTTTGCCAAGTAATAATTGAAGCTCTTTTCTGTCCTTTTTCGCTCCACTTTCTTTTTCTGTAACTATTTCTTCACAACCATAACGGTTTAATTCATCCAATTGCATATCTAAATTTTGTTTTTTAGTAGAAACCCTAGCATATCCGAATATCATGCACCATCATCCCTTGTTATTTGATATAAAAAGTGTATCAAATTCCTGTATCAAATTCAATTATTAATTGAGACATAGTTTTGAGACATTTGTTATACCATTTTTATAGGTTTTAAGGCCCATATATTCAGTGTCTCATAATGTTTTGTTTTTGAGACACTAGTTTTCGGACAAACGCAGTTGCAATCCACTTAAAATACCATTAATTAGTTCAGTTTCTTTTTCATTGGATTGAGTTAGCAATTTATCGATAACTTTCTGATCAGAATAAGCTAACAAAAATGAAGATATATAAGCTAATGCATTTACATATTCTGTAGCATCTTTACTACCATTATTTGCATGAGCAGTATATTGTACATTTGACAATACCATCACCCCTTACAATATTTGGGTTGTGTTGAGTTTGTTTCGTTTAATTGGGAGCATTCAAACCATACTCTAAATCTCTCATTATCTAAAATCCACGTATTGCCGACCTTTTTGGATTCAATAGCACCTGCTGCACATAGATTCTTTATATGACCAGGAGAAAGGCCGCTAATAAGATGAGCATCATTAACACCAATAACATTATCTAGCGCTGCATATGGTTTCAAATTAACATCTTCCCATTTAACACCATACATCCCTATACCCATTTCATTCATTTTTGTTTTATCTGTCATTCTCTCTAAATGATCCAATACAATAATATTAATTAATTCCCATGTAACTGCATCAGATAAAACTCGTGTCTTTAACTCTGCTGTTAAATCATTTAATAATTCTAATTCCATATGTATCACCTCATAATAAATGCAACACGTTTGCGCTTATCTTTTCCTTAACAACAAACAAGACACCACCCAGATCACGGCAGCGCCTGCTCTAATTGCTATACACATGTTTGTTCTAAAAATAAAACATCCCTAATGGACACATCATAAGATTAGTAACCGTATTTTCTGTTCGTTAATTATTATGTTTATAGGCCTAGATTGTGCACATCTATATTCAGTGAGCGCATACCCTATTACATGAATACTACTTTAGGAGTGATTATATTATGAATCCTTTACCGATGAGGATTGTTGTAGCTCCAGCTTCTGCTTGGCAACATTTACCTCAATATCCTTCATATGGTCAATATGGTATGCAACCTGGGCACATTCCCTTTACTCCTACAATTCCGCCTTCTCCCGTAATATACCAATATCATTATAATTTCCCATCATTGTATTTCCAAGAGTTTCACGGTACATTTAACATCTAATATTTGTTGTCAATTCATGTTATACCTAAAACAGTATTTAAATACGTTTAATGTGTAATTTCTATATAACAAAGAAAAAAGCAACCGTTACGGATGCTCTGATATCAATTATTTATTTGTATTTTAATTAAGGTAAATGAAGTTTTACCCTTCTTCCAATCACCTAATATTGCTGCACCAATCTTTTTATGCATTATTAAGTAACTGGAAGAAGAGCAAAAGCTCTCCTTAATAACGGTATCATTCAATCGTTACCATCTGCTGGTTTCGGATTTTATGCGCCATCATTACGAACCGTTTAGAATTTAAAAAACAACATAATGAGTTGTGTTTCCCGCCACTTCCCACAATACAAATATAACACGTTAATTACAAAATAACCGGCACATTTCCTGCCAAAAAGCGGTCACGACTCTGCCAACTTTTTCATAGTTCAAATTTTCCCACTGCATCTGTTAATTTCACTGATACACCGAATATACTTTTTTTCATTTCTGTCATTTTCTTTTTTATAATCCACTGTGGATAATTCAATTCTTCTAGAATATTTCTAAAATAAGTTGGATTTAGCTTTAACACATCAGGATTTCTTCCAGTATTCCTTTTGTATCTAATTATTGCTTCTAATAGTTCTTCATTTAACATGAATCACAATTACCTCCCCCTTGCATTTTATATTTATGTATATACACCATTCGATACCTTGATACTGCCACTTACCCATATCTTATATTTTGTGTAACTAATCTAAACGCTACAGCCCTTGATATCAATAGCTTCATAGCACTTTCTCTTTTGAGTTACACAACACAATAAAAATGAGTAACCGTATAGAATACGGGTAGCACCACACATCCATCAACTTAAGGAGAATAAACGCTACCAAAACAAAAAAAGCCCCAAATTTTTCTTAAAAATAAGTTGGGGCTTTTGAACCAGAAAAGTATATTTTTAACTATGAAAACTACGATAAATTTTTCCTTTTTTCCTACTTGCTAAATTCAGCAAGTAAAATTTTTTTAAAAGGATTAGGACTGTCAGTTCTACCCAAACTATTCCAATTGACGACCAACGTATGCTTGCCTCCAAGTTTACCTCCAACAAGAGTTGTAAACCCTAGAATGCCACCTGTGTGTCCCCATATCGAGACACCGTTTGGAAGCTTAGTTTCATAGATTCCAAGACCATATCCATCGATTCCTTCTTTTCCTGTAGGAACTGTAGTAAGCATTTGTTTTAGTTGCTGTTCCTTCAGTAATTTTCCACCAAGCAAGTAAGAGAAGAATTTGTTTAAGTCGTCAGCAGTAGAAATCATATCTCCAGCAGAGCTACCTGCACTTGGGTTGTAATAAGTAACGTCTTTTAGCTCACTTGCTCCGTCTGGTTGGACATATCCACGGGCATGGTTTGTGCCTGGAATAACACTTGAATTGCCTGGTAGGAATGTATTCGACAATTCAAGTGGTTCAATAATCCGATTTTCAATCTCTTCCGCATAGCTGTTTTTGGTTACTTTTTCAATAAGAATGCCCAGTAATACGTATCCTGTGTTTGAATAAGACCAGCCCTTTCCTGGGGCAAAGTCTGGAGGCAGAGAAATCCCCATCTTCACTAACTCTTCAGCCGTATACGATTTTTTTGTATCCGTAAAATCAACGTCTTTTGACCTTGAGTATTCAGCGATACCACTTGTATGGTTCAATATCTCCCGGATAGTAATCTTGTTACCATCATATCCATTTCCTTGAATGACACCAGGCAACCAGTCTTCGATGTGGTCGTCTAGCTTCAGGCGATTCTCTCCAACTAATTGAAGTACAACTGTTGCGGTGAACGTCTTCGTCACACTCCCAATGCGAAAGCGAAAATCTGTTTTCATTGGTTTCTTGGTTCTCAGATCCGCTATTCCAGCGGCATACCCCCACGTTTTTCCACCCTCAGAAGTTTTAGCAAGTATCCCTGGGTATCCAAATTGCAATGTATCCCGCATTGCTTGCTTGACGGAAGTACGATCTCGTTGAGTATTTGTTTGTAACGAACTAGATACATTTTGAGTAGGCTCTGCTTTTACAATTGAGGTTGGTGTTGTATATAACAGGGAACTTCCAGCTATTAAAAGGGCCAGACTTGCACATGTAATCTGACTACGTATTTTCATAAGGCATTCCTCTCCTCTATTCATATTGTATAAGTGTTTGCTTACGGATCCTTACTTCCTGAAAAGACTTAGGGAAAGGCCCTCACGCATATAGATTAAAGCCCCAGTACAAAGGTATCTATCAATACCAACAATTTGAGCCAGTTAAATCTCCATCCCTTCTATAACAAAATTATTCAAAGGTATGAAAGCATATTATGTACCCTTAGTTATTGTTAGGATTAACACAACATGAGACATAGCCCCAACCCATATTTTACTTTATTTATCCATGATATGTATTGAGAAAGAATGTAAATTCGAATCCTTTCCGTACCCCAACTATTGATCGTTTTTTTCACCTATTATAATTAGTTATTTTGAATTTCATAATAAAAAACTGTAAAAAAATAACGAGTCCCTTAACGTACAGGAAGCGGTTGAAAAATATGTCTAAACGCACAATTTTCTTTTTTGATATGGTGACCCCATCGCAATCAAGCTAAGGTTTTGAAGTACCCACTAAATGAAATTTCTCTTTCTCTATAGTTAGTTATTTTGAGAAGTCAGCTCACTTTTTGTTTTTGGGGTGTTTACTTTTCTTAAGTTGATGGATGTGGGGGAGCACCACATCCATCAACTTAAAGTTTTAATATACCAGAAATCAGGAATATTTTATTCTGTTAGCTTGATAGCGATAGGGTACAGCCAACATTTCGGAAGCTATGTATGTTAGACGAATTTTAACCTAAAAAGTCGAATTCTTGTACGTGAAGTGCAGTGATATTTCATTCATATAATCCGTATTATCTGAAGTTAATAAAGTCTGTTACACTCTCTTCTTTAGGAACGTTTCCATAATATCCTTCTTGAACCATTCATAATCAAACTGAAAAGCTACATTATGCGTTTTATAGCCTGGATTAGTAACAAAACGAAAGTCTGCAATGCTTTGACCAAATCCTTCCCCTTGATCAGGAATCACTTTAATAGGTACCCTTGAAAGACTAACAGCCTCTTGATTCAGCAAATACCACACCGTTACAAAATCATGCATAGGACTTCCACTTATACCAGGATTAGACTTGGAGTAGAAATTATAATAATAATCTAACATAGGTTTGATGATGAGTCCTGCAAGATCCTGTGTATTCCGATGAAATGCATCGATTTGCTGGACCATCTCAGGTGTAACAATCGCATGTTGAGTCACATTTAAAGGAATAATCGTCAAGTTCTTTGCATGCTGCAGAATTAAGTTTGCTGCATAAGGGTCTGCGTAAAAATTAGCTTCAGCCACAGCAGTTACGTTACCTGGATAGAAAAAAGCTCCCCCCATGCAAATGCATTCTCTTACATTTCGCATTGTTTCTAAATTCAATACAAAAGTCGTAGCTAGCGAAGAAAGTCTTCCTAAATTGATAATTGTAAGTTCTTCTAAATTCGATTCTATAATTTGATAAATATCATTTAAAGGATAAATTGGATATGAAATTTCTGGTGGAATAATAGGTCCTAATCCAACTTTTCCATGTACCTCAGGAAAATACTGAGTCAATATACCTGTCAACGGTACAGAAGCACCAAGGAATACAGGTATTTCTTCCCTTCCCGCAATGTACTTTAAATAGTTAATATTTCTTATTACATTTTCTCTTGATACATTTCCATAATCGGCCACGATTCCTACAAGTTGAATGTCTTTACGAAAAAAGGTGTACAGTATAGCAAACGCATCATCAATCCCTAAATCTGTAAACAGGAGAACCTTTTTTTGCATATCTCTTCCTCCAAAATTTATAGAATTCTACTTTCGCCAATGATGTAGTGATTAGACTACGCTTGTATATATATTTTTTATGTATTCTTAAAGAGTGGATTCTATTCACTTGAAATAGCTTTGCTCATCTAAATTTGATTTTATGTTCAAGCGTAAGTTTCTGTTCTTAAGTCGATAAGCATGTGTTGCTATCCTTGAACAAAAAAGCAATGATTAGATTTTAAACCTAGTCATTGCTTTATCCATTGCATCTTGGTTTACTCCTATATATCTTAACGTTACTCGTTCACTTGAATGATTGAATATCTCCATCAGCAAAGCTATGTTCTTTGTCTGCATGTACATATGATATCCAAATGTCTTACGTAATGTATGTGTCCCAATCTCTTCTAAACCAAACTTTGCTGCTGTGGTACTAAGTATTTTATATGCCATGCTTCTTCCGATTGGTCGATTCTTTCCTTGTCTACTCTTAATTAAATACTCATAGTCTTCCATATCTTCAATGTACCATTTTAATTCTCTTCTTAATGCTGCAGTAATCTGAATACGTTTCTGCTTACCTGTCTTCATTTCACGCATTGATATATGGCTGCCATTTAAATCTCCAACCTTCAGTTTTAAAATATCACTAATACGTAGACCTGTATTAATTCCCATTACAAACAAAATATAATTGCGTTCATTCTTTTCTTTTAGATATTCTTTAATTTGTTGGATTTGCTCTGTATCACGTATCGGCTGAACAAAATTCATTATTCATTACCTCCAGTTTCTTCTGTCTCGTAAACTTCTAATCCAAGCGCAAAAGCAAGTTTATAAAACGCTTTAGACTTCCAACGTCGGTAAGTACGCTCTGACATTCCTATTTCGTTATAAACCATGTAATCACATACGTCCTCTTCTTCTAAATAACGTTTATAAATAATATCCCTTTGAATACTTCCAGCACGACCGTTTCCTAATCGAGTTAGAAACTGATCAATACGTAATGACATTCTCTCAAGCCACTCTTCTCGTTTACTTTGTTGAATATTCGCTATAGCAACATCTTCTAACGGCTTACCAACTGCATGTGTAGGACCGTGCTCACGCATTTCATAAGAAGGAGTAACTTTCATTTCTTTACGCATCATCCCAAATTGCCTATGTATACGTATGCTTTCCAACACACCTTCTAATTCCTCCTGTGTTGCTGATCTATCGATTTTTGGTAAGAAAGATAATTGTTTAGTCATGTAGGACCACTCCTTTTTATTTTTTTACTTTTGTCTTAACGCTCCACGTCTACGTTCATAACGTGGTTCACGAACTCCCATTAACTCTTCAATTTCACGAGTGCTAAATTTCTCTTTTCGTTTTTTCTTATTTTTCTTCTTTGCTTGTTTTGATTGCTTTTTCCACTCACGTAACTGATTCTTTAGCACCTTCATTTCCCCATCTCCTTTTCAAAATAAAAAGGACACCTATTCTTAAAACAGCTTTCATTGCCGCTTTAATGAATTGGTGTCCTCTAGTTTTCTAGCCGGACTATATTCTGTTTGCTTTCACTTTAAAAGAATTATTGTTTTAACTGTTCTATTAAATTACTCTATTCATCGTTCCCTTCCAATTCCTCACTCTCTTCACGTATTTGTCCAATTAATGAAATTACAGAACCAACCGCTTGAACCCAACTTCCTATAATATCTATTAGCTTTCCTTCTTCATTTTCATTAGTTTCGTTTTTCACCTGAGTGTCTGTATCTTTCTCCACATCATTTACACTACGTTCTTTATTAGACTGTTCCTTATTTCTGATACTTTTTAATTCGTCAATACCTCCTATTGCTTGTAATGAATTCCCAATTGATTGCAATAAGTTTCCTATAATATTTAAGTATTCATCTTTATCGGATGTATCCTCAAATTCATCTGCTAATGCTGTAAGTCCACCCAAAGCCTGTGTCCAATTCCCGGCAATCACTAATTTAATTTGTGTTTCTTCTTTAAAATCGATAATCAATCCAGATATTACAGTGACATTACCAATTGATTGGATTTCATTACCGATTTTTTCAAGAGACACCTCTCCTTGACCATCAGCCTCTAAAGCATTTCCAACAGCCTGTAATACATTTCCATAAACATTTAAATCCTTTCTTACATTACTGCTTATAAAATCAAAAGGCGTACTTCCAATAGCGGAAGTAATTGTTCCTATCGCTGCTACCCATGCACCAAATATCTCTTTAAATTGATTCTCCATTTAAAACATATCCCAGCATTAAGTAATTAATATAATCCTATTCAATTTCTCATCTTACTGTTAATAATTTTAAATATCTCTTGGCCATCTCCTTTTTATTATAATGTCTTATAAAAATATTTTTTTAGGAATTATGCAAATTTGTTAAACGTACTTCTACGTTTATACTTATTACTGAATTAACTTTATAAACCAACTATATCTTTAAATTTATTAAAATACTTAAGAATCATTATCCGCTCCACACAATGTAAAATGTTCAAAAAGCTCATATTGATCAGCGAAACATTCTAAACATATTGGACAGATATACATTTGTTTCACCACTTTCTTTTAAAATAAACCTTTCATTAAGTTTTATTCCCATATAACTCTTCCAATTCTGTTTATACTGTAACTGTAAATTTAAGTTACATACTATTTATATTAAAAAGGATTATTTTGTATAAATTCAGTTTCCCCTCACTTCACAGTTGTAATCTCCACTTACTCCTATGGATAAGTGTTTAATCATCCTATAATTAAGTATGTTCGACCGTGTGCGAATACCTTTTTGAACACCCTTTTAGCTAGGAGTAATCCTAGCTTTTTATTTACTTCTCTGAATAAAACTCAATATTCTGTTCATACTATAATTACATTTAGAGACACATCCCTGTTTGGAGCAGTTAGCTTTTGCTAGCTGCTCTTTTATTTAGAGTTGATTGTCACTCCTACTACAGCATTTTCATATGTTATTGTGTAGCCGCATCTTTTCAGTTGTAGGCTCATTCATTTTATTTCTTAAAAACCTTCATGAAGTATCATGCACTACACACTCCGAGGAAAAGCGCTGTTCGAAGGCGCTCTTTTTTTATCCTAATAATATTCACGATTTTGTACATACTACTCATAAGCTGCTTTCTTAACAGTGTTTGCAGCCCGGAACCTTTTTTGGGAAAAGGAGCAGTTAGCTTTTGCTATCTGCTCTTTATTTGTAAAAAGCACTCAATTAACTGGACTCACATATAATATTCTGAGTTCCTTTCTTTATAAAATAGTCGTTATAAAATGGGTCTCGTCACGAGAGCACTTTACTAAGTGCTCTTTTTATGTTCCAACTTAATACAAAATGAAATTTTTATATACATAAATACCTGACTAAATCCCTATAATAATTAAAAATTCAGGTGGTATTCAATGAAAACAGTACTCACGACCCTTAAATATTTATTAATTACACTTGGAATTACTTTCTTAGTTATTCTAGGTTACATATGGTATTTTCCACATTAATTCAAATAGCGTTTTGTTCAAATTAACGACCATAAAATCGGACATATTTACCAGTGTTTTTACCAATAAATTCATGATTACCTTAAGTTTTTTTCACCTTTTAATTGGACAGGCATATGATGTTTTATGGAGGCATCCACTTATAGCAATCTACGTTTCTTGTCAAAGGGCATACTTATATGTGTGCTCTTTTTGTTTGTTATGAAGACACGCTTTTGTTCACATTTCTGATACATTTATGAAACATTCATGTGTTATCTTTAGTAAGTCCTTTAACTACAGAAAGATTTATTATGTAAAAAGTCCTAGTCCCCTCTAGGGATTTTTACATTGAAATAACGATTTTATAATTCATCAACATCTTCATGCCCGCGTAATACATCTGTAAACATTACTGAATTTCTTGCTTTTCTCCTTAAAAAACGTTATATACTACATTTGAAATAAGTGAATTTGCTTATTATCTTTCCTCATTTCCCATGTGACACAACCTTTTATTGAGCGCTAGGATCAATCCTAGCCTTTTTTACGCAAGATAAAGATTTTATTTAAACTCGCACCTACACCAAAAACATACATACAATATTATGGGTATTATTTTTCAATATTAGTTTTGGTCAGAGCGTCTTTCTCTCAAGGCGCTCTTTATTCTTTAATGACAGGCTCCATAACTCCAAGTAAGGCATACAATATTAAAAATTCACTCGTAAAAATCTGATTACGATTTTCTGAATTTTTTATATTTCATGAGACATTTACATACCTTACTAAGGGTGCATATAAAAATGCGCTCTTTTTGGTATGGAATGTGAAATAAAGGCTTGCTCTTAAAACCTTTTATGTAATTATTGTGGGGGGGTCCTTACACCAGTGTGTCTGTTTACTCATAAGTTGTTAAAGTATAAATATAAATTGTTAGTTAATTTATAAGGGAGGTGTAAAAATGAGTAAATTTAAAAAGAATTGTCACATACCCTTTCCATGTGCCTTTCCTTTACCTCAAATCGGGTCTACTGGATTAACTGGTGCTACTGGACCTTCGGGACCTACTGGAGCTACCGGACCTTCAGGTGGACCTCGGGGACCTACCGGGCCTACTGGAATTCAAGGTAGCCTGGGACCTACTGGGCCTCAAGGTATTTCTGGACCTCAAGGGATTCCTGGGATTTCTGGATCTATTGGTCCAACTGGACCTTCTGGAATTCAAGGTATCCAAGGTATCCAAGGCATTCCTGGCATTCAAGGTCCTATTGGACCCACTGGAATAACAGGGGTCACTGGAATTCAAGGGATTCCTGGCATTCCTGGCATTCAAGGGATTCAAGGGATTCAAGGGATTCCTGGTCCGACCGGCCCTCAAGGGATTCCTGGCATTCCTGGTTCTGTAGGTCCAACTGGACCTTCTGGAGCTGTTGGACCTACCGGCCCTTCCGGGGGACCGCCAGGACCAACGGGCCCCACTGGACCTTCTGGGGGACCACCAGGACCAACCGGAGTGACTGGCCCCACTGGACCTTCTGGGTCACCAGGACCAACCGGACTTCAAGGTATTCAAGGTATCCAAGGGATTCCTGGCCCCACTGGACCTCAAGGAAGTCAAGGGATTCAGGGGATTCAAGGTAATCCGGGGCCTATTGGTCCTATTGGACCTACTGGAATAACTGGGGCGACTGGAATTCAGGGTATCCAAGGTATTCAAGGTAATCCGGGACTTATTGGACCTATCGGCCCGACTGGCCCAACTGGGCTTCAAGGTATCCAAGGCATCCAAGGCATTCCTGGGCCTACTGGATTACCAGGAACCGCTGGAGCTACCGGATCTACTGGACCTACCGGACTTACAGTATCTGGGTTATCTCATTATGCTTATGTTTTCAATACAGCAGCTCAAGTTGTTGCCTTAGAAGCACCTATTCTTTTTAATTCACATGGTAGAATGACATCTGGTTTTACTCATACACTGGGAACTTCTCAATTAATGGTTCTTAATGCAGGTGATTATAAAATTTCTTTTTCTGTATCAGGAGTTGAACCTAATCAATTCACACTTTTTTTAAATGGCGCTCCGGTTACCAGCGCAGTTTATGGATCAGGTGCAGGGACTCAACCAAACAACGGGCAAACAATTATCGCTTTAGCTGCAGGTGATATTATTACCCTTAATAATCATACTTCTGCCGCTGCAGTTACTTTGCAGACTTTGGCAGGTGGAACACAAACGAATATAAATGCTTCGATTGTAATTGAAAAATTAAATTAATTTAATCATTTATTTCTTGAAACTCTAGCAGTTAATAACCTAGAGTGGATTCTTTTTTTAACAAGCAGTTAGCTTTTGCTAGCTGCTCTTTTAATTAGTTGCGATAGATAAGACTTTGAAGTTATCTTCATTTTTCCCCCCGCTTACCACTGTACGTGCGATTTTCATCGCATACAGCGCCCCATCTTATCCTTTTATACTAAAGCAACTAGATTACAAACAATGTTGTACTCACCAACGTATTAATTCCCCTTTCTTACGAAAGGTCACATCATCTTACTCGATCCTGTGAGTTACATCTAATTGATTTAGTTTTCAAAGAACAAGACTAGGGACTATCCCTCCACATTCGTTACATGCTTCGTTGGTACTGTGTCCCCACTTTCACAAGAATGAAACAATTTCGGTTCGTTAGAACCCTATATGCATCTGTCCGCTAGTAGGCATTGGTGACAGTTTCTTGCTTACCACGTTCCGATTGACTTAGCTTTACATATATCCTTAGGTGCTTGCTGTAAGCCTATTATCTTTACATCCTCATTGTTAGATGTTCCGAATTTCATATTATTTACTCTTACTTTTCGGTAGATAAAGTCATCAATGACGACATACACATTTCAGTTTAGACCCGTACATTCGCAAGTTCGCCAGTCCGTTAGGACATTCTCACCATAGATATTTTATAGCATCCCGACCTATCCATTACCATATGATTTCTCACTTAGGTTTTGTTCAGCCGACTTCACCTAGCTTCATACAATTTGTGACTACTATCACGCCTTGCATGTAGGAGTATCAGATAAGTAGTTTCAGCTCAACCTGACGGCTTTCATTCCTACTTTCAGTCAATTAGTTGTTGCTATCAAATTGATAACCCTTCTATTTCGTGTTTACACACTTATAAGGAAACGCGTCGCGCAAATAACGATTTTGTTTAGTTTTCAAACCTTTTATCTACAACGAATTCTTAAATTAATATATAATAATACATATAGTTAAAACAATTTATTATTAGGAGGTGTAATTATGTCATTTGCAGCATGGAGTGCTATTTTTATGACTTTAATCGGAGCAATATCCGGAGCTATATTTGGTACAATCTCTTCTAGAAACAAGAGCAAAAGTACGAACTAAAAAACCTAATAATAAAAGTTAATATCTATTTCAGTGCCAGCTGATACTTCCTAGACATTTCAGCTGGCATTTTCTGTTCAAATAAGGATTTTATTTAATTCCCGTTCATCTTTTTGATTTCTTCGAATACATTAATATCACAAGAAATTCTACATGGTGCTCTGGTCCAGTTACCTTGAATTTCTTGCAGACCTTGAGAGAAGAATCCGTTTTTAACAAACGGGTTCTTTTATTTTTGGTCATACAACAAGAAGTTTGTTAAAAAATTAATTAAATTCTACATCCTGGTGCATTCTATATCTAAAAGGACTAATCATAAAAATCTTAAAATACATTGCTCTTATTATTGGATGGATCACATTGATATCTTTTGGGTATGCTATATTCTTTTTGTAATTATTTCTTTGCCGCACTTTTAATTTTCCCATTAAAATTTATCACCATTAGGCAAAAATCACATATATTATTTATGGATTGTTATTCATAGTTTTAGGCGGAGCACCCTGGTCAGGTGCTCTTTTTTTATTAATCAAATAACTATTTTATTAAGTTTTTTATACCAGTAGTACATCTCTTATTAACTTGTTACTTTTATTTTTCCTGAAAAAATAAAAACGTTTGTTTGTATTTTTTATTACTGCCCATTTCCTCTTTTTCTGCATTCCTATAAATAGACAACAGCATAGGATAAAAAGTAAATTATAAAATTATGAGAGGAGCTTGGATATGCAACATACTCCACGTTATTATTATCAATCTCAAAGCCCAATGGATAGCATCTGGAATAACAATAATTGGATTTACGCTTGGAATCCTTATTATTACAGTTACAACAATAATGCTTTGGACCACAACCGATATCCTTATTGTGAAAATTTCAGATTAACAGATTATGGAACTAGACCATTTGTATCGAATATTAATCAAGCCACCAAACAAAACAATACTTACCGAACCGCTATCTGGACAGGAAAAAACTTACAAGTAACTTTAATGAGTATTAATGTTGGTGATGACATAGGTTTAGAAGTACACCCTACAACCGATCAATTCATACGTATTGAAGAGGGTCAAGGACTCGTTCAAATGGGTGATACCAAAGATAAATTAGATTTTCAAGAAATGGTCTATGATGACTATGCAATTATGATACCTGCTGGAAAATGGCATAATGTAATTAATATGGGGAATAAACCACTTAAAATTTACTCTATATATGCACCTCCAGAACATCCCTATGGTACAGTTCATGAAACAAAAGCGATTGCCATGTCTACTGAAGCAAATCGGTATTACTAATGAGAAAATATCTTAGTCTTAAACAAAATTATTGCTTAAATACTTCAAAACCATAAAAAATTTAAAATAACTCTTAGTCATAGAGCCACTTAAAAACCACTCTTTAATTTTTGAATAAAGATTTTATCTATATCTATTCACTAATCTCATACTCTGACATACAATAATAGTGCCTTTCTATATAATGTGAGTTCGTCACTGTCGTTATAATGAGGTATAAGGAGCGCTCACGATTAGCGCTCTTTTTATTTAAATAAAGATTTTGTTTACTTTTGCTAGCTACCCTTCCCTTGTATAAATGCACCTTTTTTACATACCATATTAAAATCCAAATAATCCTCTTTTAGGACGGTACTAATATGAACAAGACATTAAAATACATTTTAATCTTCTTTTGTGCATTGTTTTATATTGTAATTATGGGCTGTATTGTCTATCTAAACTTTGTTTAAGAGTATTTTATTTCCAAGCAAGAAATCTAAGATCAAATATAAACATTTATAATTAGTAGGCATAAGGAGCGCACTACAAGGCACTCTTTAGCTTTAAAATAAGAATTTTGTTAAAAACTTACATACAAATGTTTTTCGTTATATAATTAAATTATCAATATATTAGGAGTATTAATTATGTCAGAAACAATAATGATTTTGTTATACATTTGTTTCGGATTGAGTGCAGTTTTTAGCTTAATAAAGGAATTGAAAAAGCCACAGAAAAACCAGTTCTTGATTTTAGTTGATTCTCTAATTTTGCTAGGAGCTCTATTCCTAGTAAGTAGCATCTTCATCTAAATTACATAACCAGAACTCTATTAGGAAGCAGTTCAAAAAGTGAACTGCTTTTTTTATTAAATTAACTATTTTATGAAGCTTTTAAATATCCGATTTCCCGTGCATATTCACGCATCTTTTCCATTCCTTCTTCTGACCAACCCCAATGAATACAGTACAATCCTCCATAACCATTTCTACCGTTCGAATTATCGTTACCGAATATAAAGTCTGTGAAATCTCTGATTAGCCCCCACATTGTTCCTCCACCAGAGAAATTATGCTCCTGTTTCTTGTTCATGTATGAACTTCTTGTCATACGCATCGGAACATTCGTGCCGTGGTCAACGTACCAAAGGTTTCTACCATCGTGTTTAAAATGAGCAATACTATCTTTGTAACGAAAGAACTCTCTCTCGTTATCTGCAAGATATTTAATAAGTAAATTCACGATTTCAATCCGTTTTTGCTTGTCCATCTTTCAATCCCCTTTACGAATAATCTTTTTTACATTACACATACTACCCGTAAGTCGACTTCCCACGGCGGTACTCTTTCAAAACGGGGCTCACTCCTCCGAATTGTTTAAGAACACGGCAGGTAACTTAGTCAATTACCTGCCATTTTCTATTCAAATAATACTTTTGTTTATTTGAAACCAATTAACTAATATTTTAAAAATAGGAAACAATTAGCTAATGTTTTTTCTGAATACTCATGATATTATTTGGTTGCTGGTGTTCATCAACCCGAGCATTCAGTAACACCATCCACAGACTCTACTCTCATCCTTCCCTTTTGAGAGTAGAGCTTGTATTTATAGAACTCCCCTTAATGCTCTCTGTATATTTTTACAAAATTCAAATTTGATTAAAGTAACTGTGTTTTTCGTTCTTCCATACGAATTACTTTTCCACTTTGATATACAAATGATTGTTCACCAAATCCACCTTGGGGTGGTTCTATTAGTTGGACCTGACCATTTTTAACAACATATATTCCGTTTATTTTCAAATCTATTTCAGCTGTCATTTCTACAAGATTTTCTTTAATAATTCCCACTAAGACCACTCCCGTATGTTATGATTATTTTGTCGAAGTAAGTCGGGAGCAATCTCGGCTTTTTTGTTTGTCTATAGATATTCCAAAACATTTTCAGGAATAAATGATTGTTCCAATGATAAATATAGTCGTATTGGAATCGGTTCTTTATTATCTCTCGCATACTTGCAAAGTTCCTCCGCTTCTTCCCAATCGAACTGCTTATCTTCCACTCGCTTAAATCTCCAAATTCCGATTGTATATTCCTCAAATAATTCATACTGATCATTTGGCGCTGTTGTTGGTTTTAATTCATCAGTAGCTCTTACTTGCTTTGGTATTTGAACAACTACATCTGTAAAACGAACTTTAGAATTCAATCGATGAATGTGTGCTTTCTCAGTATCGAATGCTACTACAGGCTCAACATCAAATATTGTTAACTGCTTTGGCATTACAATCCTCCTAAGCCTCTTTTTTATATTTAGATAACACTTGTTCTAAACGTTTCCGTTCAGCTTCTAATTCGATTTCACTATGCTCTACTGACTGAGAATGTGTTTCCGTATCTTGAGTATGTAACCAATCAGGAACAATTTCTTTCCGAGCATTATTTCTTCCACCACGTGACTGATACTTCTTACGGAATTGAGCTTGTGCAGCTTCAACATCAGTAATACTCTTATACCCCTTAGCATGCCAATCTCTTAAAATACCTTGTACATAAGACATATTAGGTGCATTCTTTTCTAGAGCTATTTTCATTGCTTTGATAACAAGCTGTGCATTCAAATCTTCAATCCACGCATTAATCCCTTCACCCACAAATGGTTTAAGAACTCCAAAGTTTTGCTCATAAAATGCTATTGGATTTTCTTCTGCAACTTTTTTATCTCTTGAGCAGCTTTCTGCTTCTTCTTTTGTTTTTGTTTTTGTTTCTTCTTTTTCTTTTGTTTCTGTTTTTGTTTCTTCTTTTTCCTTCATAGGGTCTTCGAAGCCCCTTATAAGCCACTCAAAACGTGCTTGGAAGTATTCCTTAATACGAGGAATTTTAAAATCTTGCTGCTTTTCTAAATCTAAACATGTCTCATAAAAATCAATTAAAAAATCCTCACACTTAATATTCTGGATTTCTTTTAACACACACTTTTCAATATTCAAATTTGTAATAGCATTGAATTTAAGCCAATTAAGCAACATGATTTCTTTCGTCTTTTTGTTGTAATAAATTTTCCCGTAATCAGCAAAACGCTCTAGCAGCTTCTCAACCGTCTCACGGTTATACCCCGTATCCATTTCTATCACTCGTAATGGAAGCTCATAGATACCACTCTGAGAAGTTTTGCTATTAGTCATTAAGTATAAGTAGAAGTATTTTTCCTCCGGTGTAAGATCTAAAACGAAAGCATCTTGCCAATATGAAACTTGAACAGGTCTATAAACTGCCATATTATTCATCCTCCATTGTTTTACTTGATTTGCTTTGATATACTTAATCCAATTCTATTTTTAGAAAGGCTCTCTATAAGAGTCTAAAATCTATCACTCTGCCAAGTGATAGATTTTTTATTTTCTTCGACTAACTACTGATGCGTTGATCCCCTGCCCTTGAAGGCTTTTAACAACTACACGATAACTCTTTGATATTTCATGTTCCTCTTTTGCATTACGTAGACTTTTAAACTCCTGTGTACATCGATTTAATTCCATCTCCCAACGATTTGCTTCATCCAACGATTCAGCATTGAACAAATTATGAAGACATGTAACCATGCAATTATGTAATTCATTCGCAAAGGTAAAATCCCCTGGTAGAACTAAATCAAACAGACGATTACATTCTGATTTCATGACTTATTCCTCATTTCTATTAATTTGATACTGTACGCATCGTTATGAACAGAAAGAAAAAGCAGAATCTATTAAAAAATGGGGGCTTAGCCTTTCTGATCATAACGACAAGCACAATTGCTTGTCGCATTAAATTGAAGTATGCTATAATTCATATGTTAATTTTCTTGGCTATCGGGGGCTATGCGGTAGTCTTTTCTTTTTTATTTTTGTTTTTCAAAACGAATGCTGCTTCTATAATTCGAATTCTTATCTCCATCAACTTCTTCTCTTGTTTTAGGTCCCTAGCTTTCATATAGTCTCCACAAACTGCTGCAATTCTAATATCACCATATAAATTTGCTTCCTTACGAATTAGCGTTTTATATTGATTTAAAGTTGGACTTGCATAATCAATCGTCATAACTTAAACCTCCCCAATAAAATAATTAAATTAAGCTTTTATATACTTCCTAGCTCGTAATGATACTTTCCAGTACTTAAAGACTTCTTTCATTGAAATACCATATTGATCACAGAGGACCGCTACGAGGCTCATCATTGAACCTGTAGCATCCAAGATTTCATGCATTACCTTTTTCAAATCTTCTTTCTCACTTTCGGACCAAGTTTGTGAAGGTTTAAACCAACATACTGTATCGAGTTGTTCCAACGCTTCATTGGTCTCTTGTTGGACCATGTACCTCATACTTGCAGGATGTAGATCTATAAGCTCTCCATTAAAAAATGGGATACTAACATAACCAGTAGCTTCACTCCACATTTTGAAAAACAGTTGTGGATCATCAATGCCTTCTGTAATACATTTTCTTAAATCCTCTGGTAACTTTCGTTTTTCAGTTTCATATTTTGCTAGTGACTCACGACTCACGGGGATTTCTAAGGAGAGTTGTTCTTGGGTGATTCCCTTTCGTTTGCGTGCCATAGCAACTTCTTTTCCTATGGACATCGTTTACTTCCCCCATTCGTACCTAAAGCATTATTTATTTGTGACAACTTACTATGGTAATTTACTATTAGACGGATTCTTTAAATGGATTGTAATACTCTGTATTGTTTTCTACCCAGTCAGTATGATTTTCCATCCACTTAAAAAGAAGATGTGTAGGAATAAGAACGCCCGCTTCACGACATACTGGGAAGTCAGAACGATTTAATAACTCAGATGCTTTAGTACGTTTAATATGTAACAGTTCCATTAATTCCGTAATAGTTAAAAATGGTGGTAATTCTTTCAATGGTTGAAGATGTTCGGTTGCTTTTTTTACTTCTTCACGGATGATTTGACGGAATGATTCAATGTCGAAATTGATCATAGCTCTCTCCCCTTTTTGCTATTACAGCAAATTTCATTTTAAAAAAAGGTCCTCTATTTTGCAATCTAATACTTTTGCTATGAATGGCAAATGATTTGCCTTAAACATATACTTTCCTTTTTCGTATTTCATATACGTGGAAGCATTCTTAAAACCAAGCACTTCTGCTAGATCTAACAACGTAATCTGTAGTTCCAAACGTCTATTTTGAATAAAATCCAAATTCAACTTCTCCAAACTTCCATCTCCTTTTTTTTGCTAAAACAGCAAATGTATACCTATATAATATTTTGCTATTACAGCAAAGTCAAGCTTTTTTTGCTATTTCAACAAATCACTTTTTCCATTTTGGAAAAAATGATAAAATACCTTTAGATAATCTTAAATTTGACATAATAATATTTTTAGGAAGTTGGTGAAAAAATGTCAGAATCCACAATTGGCTATCGAATAAAGCAATTACGTGAAAAAAGAAAATGGTCACAAATAGAATTCGCAAAAAAAATGGGGATTAATAACAGTGTGCTATCCAGAATTGAAAGTGGAAAAAGACCTATTGAGGACTCCTTAATTAGCAAAGCTGCTGACATTTTTAACGTTTCTTCTGACTATCTTCTAGGAAGAGAAAGTGATTCTAATAATAGATTATTTGTGGAAAATCTTTTTGAAGATCAAAACTTAGGTCTCTGGTTTAAAGATATTAAAGATGCCTCTCCAGAGAAACAAGAAGAACTTAAACAATTTTGGGAATTTATCAAACAAAAAGAAAACAAACGTTAATTATATGAATAAGCAAAAAAACTCAATAAGTGTAGTTATTTTTGTTTATTCATTTCCTTTTTAAATTATTAAATAAGGATATAACATTTTATAGTTATATGCACTAATCTGATAGGACAAGTATTACACCTCTAATATTACCCTCATTTTATCTGCTAATTACCTGAATTCAAACGTATGTCTAATATATATAAAACTCTAAATGATTTAAAATTTCGAATATACCTAAAGCTACTCCTACTTTCTGTATAATTATATTCTTATTGAGGAATTATTACGGTTCGCATAACGGATGCTTCCTCTCACATATAGCCAGTTCCTTAAGTTGTTAATAGATAGTGGATTATAATTATATCGATACCCTATCTTATAAGTTTGCCTTCCAATTTTTACTTTTCCATTATAAAATAAGAACGAATGTTCTTATTTTATTTGAATGGAGTGTAAATTTTGTTTCAATCGCAACCCTATTACAATACACAACTTGAAGACTATATCCAGCACTTGTACCAATCCTTATCTATTTTTGTTCCCGAGCAAATTGATATGATGGAGATTGCGAAAAAGCTAAACATTTTGCTGTACTTTGCTCCGTTTGGAAGTCATGCAATGGAAAGAAATCAAATAGCTAACCTAGTTATTGATAATCGTATCTCTCGGCAAGAACAATGGGAGGATTTTGGCCATGAGACCTGTCACATTCTATTTCATTCTGGTAATCAATTATTAATGCATCAAATGTTTCTAGATTACCAAGAAGCAAAGGCTAAAAACTTCGCACAACAATTTTGTGTACCTACTTTTATGTTACGAAAGCTTCCTCCCCTACAGTTAAAAGCATATATAATCTCAGAAAAATTCAATGTAACAACACAGTTTGCTGAAAAAAGGCTTTTACATTATGAAAATCAATTATTAGCAAGTAAATTACAGAATCAAATATCACAATACTGTAATTTTCAAAAATAACGATTCAGGAGGTATTAAATATGAAAGGAAGTTTTCGTAAACGTGGAAATACGTGGTCTTTTACAATAGATATCGGTATAGATCCGGCCACAGGAAAACGCCAGCAAAAAAGTAAGAGTGGATTTAGAACAAAAAAAGAAGCCCAAAATGCTGCTGCTACAATGATTACAGAGATAGAGAAAGGAATATATTTTGATGACAAACAATTAACTGTTTTAGATGTATGGGAAAAGTTAAAGCCTCTTCGTAAAGCTGAATTAAAAATTACATCTTATGAAAAAGACATGAGCTTAGTTAGGCTCTATATCCTTCCCCCATTTAGTTATAAAAAAATTAAAAGTATTAAGCCCGTAATGATTCAAAGCTACTATGCTGAACTTAAGGAAAAAGGACTATCAAATGGTACAATCAGCAATATCCATCGCTGCCTAAGATGCATTTTCAAACACGCTGTAGAATGGGAAATCATACATGATAATATAATGAATAAGGTTAAAAAACCACGTGAAGAGCAAGGTGAAATGAAAACATGGTCTAGCGAAGAATGTAATCGATTCCTCCAGTATCTAAAAGAAAAAAATATTAAATACCATATGTTCTTCTTACTTGCAATCTATACAGGTATGAGGCGCGGAGAATTACTTGCACTAACGTGGAAAGATATTGACTTTGATAATAAACGTATCCTGGTTAATAAATCGCTTGTAAAAACAGAAACAGGACTATTTAAAGCCGCTACGAAAACTAAGTCTTCAAATAGAAGTATTAGTATCTCTTCTTTTGTTATAGGGAAGTTACAATCCTACTACTCCTATAAAAAGAAAGAATTTTTCCGCTGGGGTATACATTTGAGTGAAGAGGCCTTTATTTTCACAGGCAATACGATACATTCGCCCTTACATATAGATGCTCCTCATCGCTTTTTGAATGATCACTATAAAAAAGCTGGTGTTCCTCGGATTCGAATACACGACTTACGACATACTCACGCTACACTCATGCTTCAGGCTGGAGAACACCCTAAAATCGTACAAGATCGCTTGGGGCATTCATCTATTCAAATGACTTTAGACAAGTATAGTCACATCACACAGAACATGCAGCAACAAGCAGCAGAAAACTTCGAGAACATAATAAAATCTAATGAAAACGTCTGATAAAAAATGAAAAGATTTAATGTGAGCAAAATGTGAGCATTAAGGAAAATCAACACTTATAAACCTTGATATAATAAGGTTTTTCATACTATATCGTTGAATCTTGGGAGAAGAATGAGCAGTTTTAGGGTTGTTTATTTGATAAAATATAAAAAACACAAAAGTGCCAAACCCCTTATACCACAAGGGTTTTGGCACTTTTTAATATCTAAAACAAATTTTATTGAAATAATTATTTTTATAGATTTTCATACTTTTTTATATAGTACGTGAACATATACAGTACAAAAATACACCTTTGTATACACATTTTTAGAAACATCTTACGTTTATCAAACAATAACCAAAAGACGTACCTGCAACCTCATCATATAAATAATAGATATTAAAAAGAGGACACTATAAGCGCCCTCTTCCTTAGGTTTTAAATATGTTCTCCATGATCCATAAACACTTCAATTGCTTCGTTTTGTGGTATGTCTTTTGCATTAGTAAGACCAAAAGTAAAAACAGCGGATAACATCATCATTAATAAGATTGCTTTTTTCATTTTAGCGCCCTTCTTTCTATGCTCTTTTTGTCTGCATCTAAAGCGATGTGCAAATACTTGCTTGCTTTTCTGTGATTTTCTGAACCATAGAATATTTCACCTAAAAGAGAAGCATATTCTTTTACCCAATCATATAATTCTTCTTTTTCAAAATACGAAATACCTTCTATAACCACATTTTCTAATTCTTCTTGTGGTACATAGTTATGTACCGCTTTTAAAATTCGGAAATGATGACGATAACATAAGTCGCTAATCTTATAGCCATTCTCAATATATTCATTAGCGATATGACTATAACCTAACTTAAAATGTTCTCTTGCTAAAAGAAACATAGTTTTAGCGTTATTTTCTAATGAATCCTCTAAGTGTTTAATTGCTAACTCTGGCATGTTTTGACTTGCGTATAAAAGTCCTAAATTATGCTTAACTCGTTTAATAAGAAGTTCATCATTAGATTTTTGGAAGGTACCTAGTGCTGAAAGTAAATATTCCTCTGCACTTTCGAATTCATTTAGTCGAATGTGTGCCATTCCTAAAGTATTTAAGCATGCTGCAGTTTTTAATTCATACCCTGGACTAATTGAAAATACTTCATTCGCCTTTGTAGCAAATTGAACTGCTAGGATCGGTTTTAATACGTGATAGTAATGGACTGCAAGCCAATAATTAAATTCAGCTTTTTCAATTTCATCATGCATGTACTCTAAAAACGTTTCAGCTTTTTCAAATTGCATTCTTGCTTCACTATGGTTTGCTTTATTAATAGCGTAAATTGCTTTAAATAAATGATGATAGTACTCTAAAAATGTTTCTGTAGACTCTGGTAAAGGCTCGATTTTGTCCAGAATATCTTTTGTACTATCCATATCCCGAATTAGCAGTTTATACCGTGCATTCAATAAAGCGTAGTAGACTAATATTGTTTGGTCTTCCTTAATATTATTGATTTTATTTGCAATATCTTCTTTTATTTTCTGAGACTGTAATACACGTTGTGAAATCATAGCTTGATACCAGTCGTTTAATAATTTTGTGATTTCTTCTTTAGAAATAATGTCAACACTCAT